GGTCAGGGCCGCGAGTTCTTTCCTCCGAGCCAGCGCCTTATACGCTGGAACGGCCCTGAAGTGGAGCACCCTGAAGGATTCAAACCTACGACCTCCGAGGTCATTACTCTCGGCGCTCTATCGGACTGAGCTAAGGGTGCGTGTTGTAATCGTGCGAGCGGATAGGACGAGAGAAACGGCTTCAGCCGCTTGCGGTCGGTCGGCCGGACGCCAATCGCCATCGCCTGGCCGGAGTACGGAGCGTCGCTCTCGACGATGAGCGTGTGCTCGATCGAGGCTGTCTTGAGCCGCTCGGAAAGCGCGCGTAGTTGGGTCTCGCTCTTGGCGTGCAGAGCGATGGCATAGCTGCCTTCGGATAGCGGTTCTGAGACTGATTGGCCGGCAGCATGAATGAGCTGGGCGGCTTGGGCGCCGAACGGAATGTCGGCGCGAACGACGCAGTAGTGCGTCAAGTACTGGGTGTTAGCAATGCATGGCGCGAAGGTTACACGCAAGCCTAGCCCGCCGCAAGCGTCACGTGACGCTCCGGCTGTTCTTTCCGCTTCTGCTCGGCTTCGCCTGCGGACACATGAACGCAGTTACCCCTCCCAAGACGGTGGGCGCGGCGGGCAGAAACGTCGTCCCGGACCTTCTGGGCTCTTTCCTCAACAGACTCTCGGCGGGTGCTCATGGCCGATAGCTCCTTAGCATTGGGGCTCATCATGGCCGCCTGGCGCGCACGGCGCGGACGTACCCGGAGTAGTAGCGGCTGAGCCGGCTCGTGTAGCCGCTGCTGAAGCCGACGCTCCACGCGAAGTGGCCGGGCCAGGGCGCGTAGGGCGTCGATGTCCAATACCAATCGTATGTCGGGCACTCCGGGAAGAAATCCATGTCGATCGCCGGATCGTGGTGCCAGTAGTCGACGAGCGTGAGCAGCTCGGCAATCGTCGGCAGTCGACCGGACAGGCCGGCGACGGTGGTGCTCTTCGCGATCTCGTCCGCGTGATTCCAGTCGCGCGCCTTCGACGTAGCGATGGACCAAATGAGCTTGGTCTCGGTGTCGAGCACGGAGCTCCATTCGGCGGCGTCAGGCGGCAGATGCTCCTCAGCGAGGCCAATCTTTACGAAACGTGCGGGGGTCATGGCTGTAACACCATCCACTCGATACATCGCAGTCCTGAGTCCCAGGTTGTTGCTAAGGTCACGTCCAATTTTGGGCTGCGCTGGGCCGCAGCTCGGGCATACCTGATCGACTCATCGCCATTTTCGAGGTACCACTCGCATGAAGCAACACTGCGTGCGAAGTCTGCATCGACGAACTCGCTGATCTTGAGCAGTTCCGTGTAGACATGTTCCACTATCCACATAGCCCAATCGCGATGATTGTCTGCGTTCAGAGCATCGACGAGATCGACGTACTCGACGCCTTTCTTGTAGCGTTTTGATACCCACTTGTAGCCCTCGCTACAGGCGCCCCAATCCCTGAGCATTTTGAGCGTGATTTTCATGACGCGATCATAGGAAACGCGGTGGCCAAACGCTCGCGCTCGGCACGGTACTGCGCGAGCATGTTCGCCAGCTCGCGGCGCGGTACGGCTGGCTGCTCTTGCTGTTGCGCCGGAGCACGTCCTCGGTGCTGTCGATCGCGATGTTGAGCGCGGCATGCAGCACGGCGGCTGACTGGGCGGTGATGGCGATGGTTGAGTCGGTAGTCATGGCGCATCTCTGTTTCGGACTGCCTCGGCTTCGGCAGCTTCCAGAACTTCGCACAGACTGTCATCACTAGAGAGCGCGCACCTTGCGGTGAGCGGTGGCGCGCCGCCATCGATGGCGCGGCGAATTTGGTAGTTGGTCATCTGGCAACTGCCTACGCATGCGACGGTGAATCCGACGATGCCGATAGCTGCCCACTTAACCGTTGGCATTATGTACTTGCTTTCTTCGTCCACGTAATTACTCCTTGGTTGGCTGTTTTGCTTTGGTGAATGCGGACCTCAATCCCTCGCCTCATCGCCGTCCGGATCGTCAGGCTCGCGGTAAGATGCGTACTCCGTCGGCTCGTAGCGGCTGCTGTATTGCGGAAACGTAGCCTGGCTTGACGACGAGCTTCGCCTCGGCGTCTCGGTACGCATCGCCTGCGTCAACGCACCATGCGCTCTCGCTTTGCTCGTCACGAAACATGCCGGACGAGTGCTTGATTCTGACTTTGAACATGCCGGGCTCGCGCTCCAGAAGGGTGATCTGGCTAATGATTCTGTGGCTGCTCATCGCGCCGCCCTCTCGAGTATGCCTCTCATGTCGTTTCTCCTCTGGAGTTAGGGTTGCCCTCTGCCTAGGACAGTTGTCACATGCGCTCGCGGCTTCGCTTCCCCATTGTCACAGATGCGCCCGTCGAGATCTCTGCGATCAGGGCCAGTATTCGATGCGGCTGAGAACGCGGCGCACGTGACCGCCCGTGATCTTGGCGAAGTCTCTCACGCATCCCTCGATTCTGGAATGGAAATGGGAGCGTCACCTTCCGTGAACCCGAGTGGGATGAAGTGCGCTCGGCAGCGTGTGATGTAGTCCGCTGCCCGAGCGGGGTCGAACGTGATGACTCTCCGCGTCGGGCTGACAGCTCGAGTCCAGGTCCCCCGCAGCTTGCGTGTGCCATCGGAAGACGGATACGACCCATCGTACCGGACGAGCACGCGCCCGTCACTGCGCAGAGAGTACGTGACTCGGCGAACGACCGTCGGATCCTCCGTGTCGGGCGTCACGCGGGTGAACCGTGCGAGCTCCGTCGAGCCGTGTGCACTGAGCTTAGCCATTGGCGACATCCTCCGTCACTAGTTCATCAGATTTGCTTCGAGAACTTTGCTTCAAGCGCGGTCATCTTGGCAGCCGCGCCGCCATGACGTCGCGCGTAGTCTTTCGCGCGGAATTCGGTGATGCCGAACATGCGCTGCGAAATGTGCGGGCCGATCCACTGCCAATCACGCGCTCTCGAACGTGGTTCCCGGGGTGCTTACGTCCAGCCTCCAAGCCCGCAGAAAAGGTCGATGGCTACCGGCCGCACAGCGTCACGTCCGCACCACGCAGCCCTGATCGGTCACATACTCGCGCATCGGCTCGGCGAGCTGCCAGCCGGAGAGCAGCCGCGCGGTCAGCGCATCTGCCTCGTCGGTCAATCGCCAGCCCTCCGGCCGTCCGCATAGCCCTCGTCGTAGGCAGCATCGAGCTCGACGGCGCGCCCGCGCTCGTACGCCTCCGCGAGCATGATGCGCACGAGCGGCTCGTCGAGCGGCGTGCCGGGAGGGACACGGCGCGCGTAGATCGCATCCGCCTCGCCGAGCGCGCGCTCGAGGTCGGCGATGTCGCTCGCGTCAGTCATGATCCACTCAGCACCCTGGCCAGCGGGTCCAGCCGTTGCCCTCACTGTCTGTGAGGATCACTGGCGCGCTAGCACAGCGGCTATCCTGCGTACCCCTGAGGGCACGACCGGCGGCTTTCGCGGCGGCCTCCAGGGACGGGTAACTGCGCCCGATGATCGCGCTCAGGGGCCGATCATCGAGCAAATGGTCGTAGCCGCTGTACCCCATCGCCAGTCGCGCGTCGGTGATCGTGATGCTCATTGTCGCGTCTCCTGCCGGTATCCGCCGGCGTCGGTCGTGGCGTCCGCCACGCTCAGGGATATGCACGCGCCGTGCCAACCGCACCAATGGCGTAGGTATGCGGTATTTGACGATAAATCGCCGCCGATGTGACCACCAGCGTCAGTTTGTGACGGGCACATTGTGACGCTGCGCGTCAGGTAGTGTGAATACCAGTGGTAGGCGGTCCGTTGACCCTGTGCGGCGGCCGGGACGTAATCGCCGGAAGACACGACTGTGAAAAACCCAAAGGCAAAAACCAGAAGGGGGGTATTTCAGGGGATCCCTGAAAAGTGGGTAAGATGGTTGCAGGAGTGGGAAAAGATTGAGAAAAATCGAGTTAGCAATTCCGGTTTTTCCGGTTTTGCTTGGTCGGCGTAAGTAGTTGATTGATCGTACGATTTCAGGTGTCTTTTCCGGTTTTTCCGGTTTTGCCCCCAAATGCGAATCGGTCGCAACAACAAAATCGAGGGAGAGTTTGAAAGATGCATTCCGAAACCGGAAAAAAATGCCGATTTTCGTGTAAGTGTTTGAATTTTAATTAGAAATTTTTCCGGTTTTCCGGTTCCGGAAAAAGCGGAATTGGTGCCTGTCGTTCCGTGTTTTCCGCGTTTGCGTGCGCCCACGGCGCGGTGTGTGTCCGTATAACGGACACACCCAGCAAACCGGAAAACCGGAAATGCACCCGGAATTGCAAAACGGAAATGGGGAGTTGGGGTTGGTGTTGAGAGGAGGGCTGGGGATTGAAAGGTGTGGAATTGTCTTGATATTGGAATGAAAGAGGGCGAAATGGGGGTGAGACGGCGGATCCGTGATGAATGGCGAGGTGAATGGCGGCGGTTTGGAGCTCGAGGGGACAATCTGGTAGGGTTATGGGTATGGTGAGGGTCATCCGTATAAACAGCGGCGCGACGGGCGAAACAGTGTTTCTTGGCCCACTACGAGAACGGCCGAGAAGGCGGAATTCCCGAGTGAAACACTCGAGTTGGCAGGGCTGCACGAGGGCGGTCGCTCCGCCAGTGCATGGTCTTATACTGGGTGAGCGTGTGGTCGAAGGCACACTGTGGCAGTTGTGGGACTGCCGATCGGGAGACGGCGATTGGCTCAACGTCAAGCTCCTCGCGCCCGCACGTGAGCGCCGACGCAAGCATGCGTATTGGTTGGGATGGTCCCGCAAACAGCAACGTTTCGCCCGTGGTTTTCACTATCACGGCTTCGCCGATCCCCATCTGACGCCGCCCACACTCTTCCACTGGGTTGCGGCCGTGCTCCGCCGCGTGGCCCCGCCGCCCGTCTCACCGCACGAAATATAAGTTGACTACGCGGAAGGCATTCTCTAAGCTGGGCGAATGAGCAAGAGAGTCGCCAACAAGCGCGGTAAAGCGAGTGCTCGAGGGGCTCGTAGTGGCCGGACGTGGCGACGTCACACCGAGAAGTTGTACGTCCGCCGCCAACGAGCGCAAGCTCGGATCGACTATTTGCAGCAGCAACGAGCTGAAGAACAAGCACGGCGTGAAGCGGCTAGTCGAGAGCGCTCCGCAGCCAAGACGCCGAACCTCGTGCAGCGCATCAAGCAATTTTTCCGGAGACGTTCTCCGTAGAGCAGCCACGCGTGTCGACTCCTCCTCTCATCTGCTCGTCTTGCGACCACGAGTTGCGACCGGTAGTCACCCGAGCTCGAGATCGTTTTACCTGGTGATGTGTGGGCGTGCCCCGAATGCCATCAAATGTGGCTGCGCCTGCCGCGACAAGAGCAACAGACAACAACAAAATCCCAAAGGAGGGAATATGTCGGTGAAACGTAAGATCGAAAAGAAAACTCTGCGGTTGACGTCCGATGGCGTGCTCGTCAGCCGCACGCTGTTGTCGGCTTTCGCCGCACAGAAGATCGACAGCGTGACGCAGGTGCGCCTGTACCTCGAGATCGCGGCGATGCAGGCCGAGAAGAAGGAGCCTACGCCGAGCTCGGTGGCTGCACGGCTCGAGATCCCGCTCAGCACGGCGTCGCGTCTTATCTGGGACCTCATGCAGAAAGGACTTGCTGGGTACCAACCGCACAAAGGCGATCGGCGAAAGAAGGTACTGAGCGTGATTCAGTGGTCCTGAACGGCCATGCCCCCCATAAACCGCAAGCTCCGACCTTTTGTTGGTGTCGGGGGAGGATGTAGACTCCCCTGAATGGCCCGCAAGATCCGCCGTCGACAGCGAGCTCCAGCGAGGGTGAACCCGCGAGACCAGCCCGCGGCAGGCGGCAAACCGGGCCGCAAGCCGATCTACGACTACACGTTCCCCAAGCGCGCGCACAAGATGACGCTGCTCGGCGCTACGCTCGACGACATGGCCGAGGCGTTCGGCGTGTCGCCCAACACGATCGACAATTGGATGCAAGATCACGAAGAGTTCGCCGCGGCCGTGCGAGCTGCGCGCATCGAGGCCGACGCCAACGTGGCACACTCGCTGTACCGCCGTGCGCTCGGCTACACTCATCGTGAAGATAAGATATTCTCGCACGCGGCGAACAAGTTCGACGAGGCGCGCGTCGTGCGCGTGCGGACTCGCCGGCACTATCCCCCCGACACTACCGCCGCGATCCATTGGCTGGCGACGAGACGGCGAGTGAAGGGCGATTGGCAGCCACCCAAGTCTCAGCACGAGCTCGGGGGCATCGCCGGTGGCACCCCGTTGGGCATGCGCGACGAGACCAAGGCCGAGCTCATTGCCTCGATCCTGAACCTCATCAAGCCCAAGCCCGACAAACCCAGAGAGTCAACGTAGACGTATGCCTGGGATGTAGGTACACTACACTAGGGAGCAGCAGCAATGAACGGGATAGAGTGGGCTCTCGTCGTCACGGTGTTCTCGACGTTTTACGTCTACACCGCGTTTCTCGCGCTATGCACTGTGCAGCGCATGCGCGCGGCGAAGGTGTGGATGCCGTGGGAGATGAAAGTGCTCGCGATCTTCATTCTCGTGACCGGCTGGCCCGCCGATGTGATCTTCAACATCACGCGTGGCTCGTTCGTGTATCGCGAGCTGCCGTGGCGCGTGCTCACCGGCGAGTTCACGTTCAGCTCACGCACGAAGCGCATGATGCGTGCGGGCGGCAAGAGTCGCGAGCGCGCGACTCCGTGGGCATTCTTGCTCAACGCTGGAGACGAGGGGCACATCACGTGGTAGCCGAGATGCCAGAGATCACCGAAGTCGAAGTCGCCGAATTCTTCGCCGGCTGGAAATTCATCCACGGCGCCGGCAACTACGCCAAGCACGAGGCGTGCATCATGAGCGCCGACGTGGCAATCACCCGCGCCATGCGCGGCGAAGACCTAGGCAGCGCCACTGATCAAAGCGCATGCATCAGCCCCGTAATTCGGCGGCTTGCAATAGCACGCAACGACGCTACGCCGGTAGCCGATCTGCGCGCATGGCTCATCCCGATGCTACCGCGCATCCACGGCACGGCAGGCAGCGAAGTGCTGGAGCAACGGCGCGCCGAGGCAGTCGCGCGTTACGCCTGCCGCGTGATCGCCGCCGAGGCGATGGATCGCGCAGGGCTCCCGACTGAGGCGGCGCAACTGCGCGCGCTCGCTGACGACGCGACAATGAGAGATTGTTATGTGGTCGCGATCGCAGCGAGAGACTCTGCTAAAAAGGTGCGGAATAGCCGATATGCCGCCGCCGACTACGCCGCCGCCGCCGACTACGCCGCCGCCGCCGCCTACTACGCCGCCGCCGCCGCCTACTACGCCGCCGACGCCGCCGACGCCGCCGAATACGCCGCCCTCGCCGCCTCCGCCGTGGCTCCGTACCAAGAAACCAGTCTCAGGCATCTTGACGCGATGATCGAGACTTGCCCTTGCCGTGGAAGAGGAGTAGCCCATGTGCAGCCGCCCTGAAGATTGCACCACTGCCCCCCCGCCGTCTAACGAGGTCCCGCAAGGAATCAGCGACCCGGCGTCGCTGTTGAACTACTTGACGTTGTTGGTCAAGGCAGAGTTCCCCGGCGCCACGACGGGAGAGAAAGGGGCCTACGACCAGCATGGTCGTCCCTATACGTCGCTTGCGTTCCATGGCCCTGATCCCGTGAGCGCGGCGGATCTCATGCGCGCCGAGCTGGTTGGGCTCAAGGCGCGCGGAGGCTACGACGTGCTGTTCCGAACTGAGCCGTGGTTCCAGTTCCAAGATTATGGGCGGGCAGGTTGGGTGTGCCGGACTCGGTTTTCTTGCAACTCGCAGGGCAACGGCCACGTCTAGCCATGGCTGTGTTCCGCTGCCGCTCGCCACGCCGCACGGGGGCGAAAGAGACCAAGCTCTACCGTGTGTGGATCAACATGCAGCAGCGGGTGAAGGGTAGCGCGTCTGCGCATCCTGAGTATTTCCGGGGCGTGCCGCTCGCGTGGGACAACTTCGCCGACTTCCGTGGGTGGGCAGTTGCAAACGGATTCAGCAAGCGCAATTGTTCGCCGGATCGCATCGTAGCCGAGCTCGGCTACGTGCCGGGCAATATCGTGTGGAAACCGATCCACGAGAATATGCTCGCGGCGGCGCTCAAAACCAATTCGATACGCTACGGTCCTGAGCCACCGCCGCCTCACGATTACGATGATGTTCCATTCTAGCTGCGTCTCTTGAACGCCACGGCTCTCGTGGCGTACGATTCGGAGAATCCCACTACGGAGCCGATGCTCATGCGCTTGTCGACGATGCTTCTCGCGCTCGCTGTTGCACTCCCGAGCTTCGCGCAAAACACGATCACGCTGACGCCCTCGGTGACGAGCGGCGATGGCCAGATTGTCACCGTGCTCACGTGGTCGACGACTCCCGCGCTTACCAGTGGCACGCCGTGTACGGCGAGTGGGCATCCCACGTGGACCGGCCCCAAGGCAGGGAGTGGCACGCAAACCATCACAATCCCGGACTCGGGGTCGTTCACGATCGCGATGTCGTGCGCGTTCCCCGGCGACTCGATCGTGACGTTCTCGTGGTCGCCGCCGACACAGAATACGGACGGCACGCCGTATACGAATCGAGATGTCGTTCGTCTCAAGTACACGTTCAATCCAGTGCTCACGGCAGGGCCGGCGTGTGGGAGCGGAGAGACGTGCGTCGACGTTGACGACTCAGGTGCGACGCGGCCGACGATGCGTACGGTGACGACCGGAATCACTGAGACAGGGACGCTGCGCGCCGTTGCCTTCGCCCGCAACTCCTTGGGCGTGTTCAGTGACGCCAGCAACGTGGCAACCAAGCTGTTTTCTGGCAGTGTCACGGTGACGCAAAGCGTCCCGATAACCGTCAACCCGAAGCCGGCGGCGATAGCGGGGTTCGACGCGCAGTAGCGGCGTCATGAGCCAATTCCTCAACTCGGTTCACTTCGCGGTCTGCCGCGAGGTCGGGGTAGGCATCAACGGGGTACAAGGGGCATACTACCCACGTGATAAGATCACGCTACCTTCGACTCGGTATCTCGCGGTCATCCTCAAGGAAGCCCGTCAACGAGAGCAGTCACAGCAGGAAAAGCCCCAACAACCATAACAGGCATAACCAGAGGCAATACCATGTGCGAAACGACACCGGTCGCCGATCCGACCCTCAACTCGAACGGCGGAGCAGTGTCGATCCCCCCGGTTGACGAAAAGGAAACCTTCGTCGCCGGCCCTGTGCTCGGGTACAACATCGTCGCGCCGACCGAAGCCGCGGTCGTTTTCTGCGCGCTGCTGGCGCACGAGGTCAACCGTGTGTACTGCGACTCGCTGGGAGACCACTCTCAAGTCCCCTGGGCGGAAGCCCCCGAGTGGCAGCGCAGCTCGGTGATCAACGGCGTGAGGTTCGTGCTCGAGAATCCGCTCGCGACGCCGGCCGAGCTCCACGAGAACTGGCGGCAGCAGAAAGAGGCGGAAGGTTGGACACTCGGCCTCGTGAAGGACGCTCTGGCCAAAACGCATCCGTGCATGATGCCGTACGAGCTGCTCCCTCCCAGTCATCAGACGAAAGACAAACTCGTTCAAGTGATCGTGCGCGCGTTCTTCGGACTGTAAGCGCGCTGGTCCGGCAAGTTATCCCATGAACAACATCTCCGGGGGTAGTTTTGGTGGGAAGGTTTCTCCGACTTCTCTGCTCGCGAACGCGCTCAGTGTTTCCGACAGCGTGGCACAAATCATCTTGATTTGCGTCGACAAAAAGACGGGGGATATCGCAGTGGGGTACTCCGAGGGCTCCCTCCTGCAATTGGTGGGGTTGTGCGACGTGGCGAAGGCTGCGATCCTGGAGAGACATAAAAAGCCGCAGTAGACTGCGGCGGTCATGTCCTCACTCCCGCAAGTCCTCTCGGTCAACTTCGGCGCGCTGCATCGGAAAATCGAGTTCAGTTACGAGCTCGACGTCGAACGGCTGCCGGCAGAGCTCCAAGACTACAAGAGCACGCTCGAGCAGCTCACTACGCAAGAGTTGCATTTCTTGCGCTGGCGGATGGCGTGGAAATCTCTCGCGCGCCAGAAACAACTACCCCCGAAGGAGTTCGACGAGTTTCTGAAATTGATCTGGGTACTGAGATCCGGGAGAGGCTTCGGCAAAACGCTTGCAGGGGCGAATTGGCTAGGCATAGAAGCGGCGTCGTTCCCGTCAATGTACTGCGCAGTCGCGCCGACCAAGGACGACGTTCGTTACACGTGTTTCGAAGGGCCGACAGGGCTGTACTCCTCCATCCCTCCTCAGCTTATCGTCGACAAGAACCTTGCACTTCCTTCACTAACGCTGTGGAACGGTTCGATCATCCGCGGATTCGCAGGTGATACTCCGGAACGATTGCGTGGACCGCAGCATGCGGGGGGATGGCTTGATGAAATCGCATGTCTCGTTGCCGGTACGTTGGTTCGAACGTCAACTGGGGAAATCCCAATCGAACAGATCAAGTGCGGAGACCTCGTTTGGACACGAAGAGGGCTGCGCCGCGTGTTAGCGGCAGGGGTGTCTGCGCCTCGAGCTACGTTGTGGGAGATGGTCGCTAATGACGGCTCTCGCCTTGTTGGGACTGCTCATCATCCCGTATGGTCAGAAAGTGACGGCGTATTTGTGCCGTTGCATGCTATGGAGCATGGCACTACCCTCGCTACATGGCCGACGTCGTTGTCTGGAACGGTGAGCGCTGGTATTGGTGGGGCAAGTGCTACAAGAACCGTCGCGGGCGCACGTTACACCGAGCCAAATACGAATTCTATAAGGGGCCGCTTCTTAAAGGGCATGCAGTTGAAGTTCATCATCGCGACGATAACGCGCGTAATAATCGGCTCTCTAACTTGGTTGCAGTCTCGAACTCAGAGCACAAGAGGCTTCATCCGAGAGGCTTTGTGCTCTGGAGTAAGAGACAAATCTCTCGTGCTCGGAAGAAGGGATGGGCTGAGCGAAAACCTCGAGTCGTCGTCTGCGCAGTGTGCTCGAAACTCTATCGCTCGACTGGGCAGCGTGCCAAATTCTGCTCACAAAAGTGCGGCAACATCGCCCATCGCCACTCTCGAGCGGAATACGCACGTCGTAAGCGTGAAGGCACTTGGGTGCCAAGGCGTCGTGTACAACCTAGACGTTGAAGGCGAGCATGAGTTCTTCGCGAACGGGATTCTGACGCACAATTCATGGCTATACGCGCAAGCGGCGTGGGACAACATCATGTTCGGTCTGCGTCTCGGCGCGCACCCTCGGCTGTGTGTGACTGGAACGCCGAAGCCTTCCGCGTTCATTCGCGACTTGATGAAACGGAAGGACGCCGTGGTGGTCGTCGGCTCGACGTACGAGAATCGTGACAATCTCACTGAGTCGTACTTCGAGAACGTCGCCAAGTACGAAGGCACGAAGATTGGCCGACAAGAGATCCACGGTGAGGTGCTCGATCCGGAAGAGGCGGGCTACATCAAGCGATCGCAGATTCGGATGTGGCCGGCCGATCGCCCACTACCGCGGTTTCAGTACATTCTGGTTTCTCTCGATACGGCGTTCACCGAAGAGACGCATGACAAGAAGCGGCAGGAGAACGACCCGACTGCCTGTACGGTTTGGGGATTGTTCCTGCATGGCCAGCCGGCCGTGAAGAACATCATGCTGCTCGACGCTTGGCAGGAGTGGCTCGGGTTCCCCGAGCTCATTCAGCGTGTGAAGAAAGAACGACGGCGCCGATACGGAGCAATCGTTCAAGGCCCCGTGCTGCTGCGCCCCAAGATCAACAGCGTGCAGACTCCACAACCGCAAGGAAAAGCGATCGACTTGCTGTTGATCGAGGAGAAAGCGTCGGGCACGTCGCTGATCCAGATGTTGGCTCGCGAAGACATCCTGGCGCATGCCTACAATCCCGGTAACTTGGACAAGCTGCAACGTCTTCACGTAGTATCCCTGCTGCCGGCGCACGGGCGAGTGTGGATGGTCGAGAGCGACCGAACGCCGGGGGAGTTTCGCGAGTGGGCCGAGCCGGTCATCACGCAACTGTGCTCGTATTCGGGGGAGGGGTCTCTCGACTACGACGATCTTCTCGACACCACCACGCAAGCGTGGCGTTACTTGCTCGACCATCACATCGGGGCGCTCACGATTCCTCGCGATCCCGAAGAGGAGCGTCGCAAGGCTGCGGTCGAAGCTCGCCACAAGATCGAGCGCAAACAGCGCGTGAATCCGTATGATGGATAACGGAGGTTGACCCTCATGGCTGACCCTACCGCCGAAAATTTGCCACTCCGTCCGGAGGCAACTCCTGCGATGGAAGATCGAGTCGAGGCCGTCGATGCCCCGAAGGAAGACGAGGAGCTCGACGAGTCCGGGGGCAAGGTCGCCAAGATCGACGAAGACCTCGAGGAGGTCGATGTCGAAGGGACTGCCGATTTCTACGACAACTTGGTTCCTCAGCTCGATTCGGTCGAGCTCGAGAGCTTGGCCGGGATTCTGCTCGACGCCATTCGTCTTGACAAAGAAGCGCGGAAGGAACGTGACGAGCAGTACGCCGAGGCGATCAAGCGCACGGGACTTGGCAAGGAGGCGCCGGGGGGCGCGACGTTCGAGGGGGCGTCCAAAGCTGTCGACCCGATGCTGTCGATGGCCGCGTTTGACTTCGCAGCTCGTGCCATCAAGGAGCTCATGCCGCCGAACGGGCCGGTGAAGATGTTCGTGCCGGGGACCAATGTCACGGCCGAGCGCATGAAGAAGGCCGAGCGGAAGAAAGAGTTCATGAACTGGCAGTTCAAGCGCCAGATGCCAGAGTTCCGAACCGAGCTCGAAAAGCTGCTCACGCAGGTGCCGATGGGTGGTTCGATGTACCTGCGTTTGACGCCCGACTACTCGAAGCGCAAGCATCGGCCCGTCCCACGATTCCTTGGTATCGACGAAGTGTCGATCCCGTATGCGGCTGCGAATTTCTACTCAGCCGAGCGCCAGACGTATCACGAGAAGATCACGGCGATCGAGTTCCAAGCACGTGTGGACGACGGGATTTACGTTGTCCCGGAGTACGTGAAGACTCTTGTTCCCTCCGAGGCGAATACGACGCCAGTCGTCGCGCCGACTAGCACGGTTCCGGAGCTCTCAAAAGCCGAGAAGGCGACCGAGAAGGTCGAGGGGAAGAAAGAACCGGGATCGAACAAGGATGGCCAGCGGGTCGTGCACGAGTGCTCGCTGGCGTACGAGTTCAAGAAGAAACCGTCGAACAACGAGCCAGCCGGGAGAGTCCCCTACATCATTTCGATAGACGAGACGACACGGAGGATCGTGGCGGTCGTACGCAACTGGGAAGAGGAAGACGCTGACCTCGAGCGGATGCAATGGATGGTCGAGTTTCCGTGCCTGCCGTGGCGTGGGGCGTATTCGGTTGGGTTCAACCAGTTCATCGGCTCGTTGTCCGGAGCGGCCACAGGGGCGCTGCGCGCGCTGATCGACGCTAGTCTTATCCAGAACAGCCAAACGCTCGTGAAGCTCAAGGGCGCGAACTTCACTGGGCAGTCGGAGCGAGTCGACCAGACGCAGATTATCGAGCTCGAGGGTGGTGTCGCGGGCACGCAGGACATCCGTGAGCTGATGATGCCGCTGCCCTTTAGTGGCCCTTCGCCGACGTTGTTCCAGTTGCTCGGGTTCCTGACCGAGCGTGGGCAGAACGCCATCCACGTCGCGATGGAAGCGCTAGCCGAAGGCAAGACCGACATGCCGGTCGGAACGACTCTCGCGCTGATCGAGGAAGGCATGCGTCTGATGGCCGCGATCCATTTGCGGCTTTATCACTCGATGGACTACGTCATCAACATCCTGCATCGCATCAATCGAATGTACCTTACGGATGACGCGGTCGAGAACGACATCGGCGAAGTACTCGCTTACCGTTCCGACTTCGAAGGGCCGCTCGATTGCATTCCGGTCGCGGACCCGGAGATTTTCACCGACGTGCAGCGCATCGCGCAGGCGCAGATTGTGGCTGACCGCGCGGCCGCCAACCCGGACCTTTACAACCGGCTCAAGGCTGAAAAAACGCTTCTCGAGCGTGCGCGGATTCAGAACATCGACGAGCTCCTGATTCAGCCGCCGAAGCCCGTGCCGATGAATGCGGTCAATGAGAACGTGGCGATGACGTTAGGGCGGCCGGTCGCGGCATTTCCCGAGCAGGACCACTTGGCGCACGTCCAAGTCCTGCTCGACTTCTTGACATCGCCTACCTTGGGGTTCCTGCCGATCATCGCGCCGAGCTTCATCCCAGCGGCCCTCGAGCATTTGAAGCAGCACGTTGCTTACTGGTATGTCACGGCGTTCCATGATCAGCTCAGGCAGGCGTTAGGGAACCAGCTCGGTGAAGACCCGATGGCGGTCGTGATGAAGGAACGAGACCCCGATACTCGAGCCGAGCTCGATCGGACGTTGGCCACCGCGTCGCAAAAAATCGTGAGGGACGCACAGAAGGTGTTCGCCCAGATTCCCGCCGCGATTCAGCAGGCGCAGCAGGTGCTCTCGCAGTTCAAGCCGCCCATGCAAATGCCGCTCGACCCGAACAAGGCCGATGCGACGCAGCAGAAGCGCGAGGCCGAGCAACTGCGCGCGCAAATGAAGGACAAGGAGCTTGCTGCTCGTGGGCAGGAGAAGATCATCGACCTACAGGAGCAGCGCCAGGCGAGAGCCGAAGACGCGCAGCTCAAGGTCGCACAGCTTTCAGCGGATGCGCAGACGACTGTTATGCAGGAGGATCGCCAAGATGCGAGGCAAGCTACCGAGACTGCTGCTCGTCTCAAAGAGCTCGCCCGCAAAGAGCAGTCCGAGGATGACAGGTTGGTTGCGAAGTTGGAATCGGAAGAACGGCGGAACACTCAGGACAACCTGACCGCCGTCCAGATCTCCACTGCTGAAATCGAGTCGGGAGATAAGGTTGACCGATCGACCGGAACGGGAGCTAACCCAAATCCCTCGGCTTCGAGAGACCGTTGACGCGCTTCGCCCCAGCAGTACACTGAGGTAGCCACGAACGGTTCGGTCTTCCGCTTCGAACGACTCGACCTTTTCGCACGTCCGACTACTCACCCACCACCACGGAGAACCTCATGAGCGCGATCAACCAGCACAAACACTTGGCGATGTCGGGAAAGACCGGGCAAGAGGCTGCGGATTCGGCGGCCGGCGCCACAGGTAAGTCTACGGATCGACAGTCAAAATCGCCCTTGATCGGCAGCGACAACGGCGGCGACAAGAATACCTCGGGCAACGCTCACGTCGGCCCCGACACGCCGATGAAGACCCGCTGGTAGAGTAGAGCCTTTGCACAACAAGCTCTCTGAGGATAGTATCCTCAACCGCTACCTCGGCCAGCTCAAGAGTCTGAAGTCCGAGTATGCCGTAGGTGCTTTGAGCGTTCCGAAAGTGAAAGACGCTTTCGAGTACGGGAAGCATTGCGGTGTCGTCGAAGGGCTGAATCGCGCAGAGCAGTTGTTGTCGAAGGCACTAGGCGAAGAACGTGACGAGTGAAAGTAGAGGCGTGTCCGTAGTCGATCTTCCCAGTCGATCATCGTTGGCCTACGAGTCGATTGAAGAGGCGTTTCCCAACGTCCCTGCCGGGATAAGACCGTTCGGATCGAGAGTGATCGTCCAGGTCCGGACGCCGATGACACGAACGAAATCGGGATTCTTCCTTCCACAAGAGTCCCGCGACACCGAGAAGTGGAATACTCAGGTGGCGAAAGTCATTGCTCTTGGCCCACAAGCATTTCGCAACCGCGATACTCTCGAGCTTTGGCCCGAGGGCGAGTGGTGCAAGGGTGGGGACTACGTGCGAGTTCCCAAGTACGGCGGCGACCGGTGGGAGGTTCCTGTTCCCGGATCAGTCGATAAGGCGTTGTTCGCGATCTTCGACGACAACGACCTGCAAGGATTGATCGAAGGGGATCCTCTCGATCAGGTTGCCTATATCGGTTGAGGGGAATGGCCATGCCGGCTGCAAAAGAGAAAGACGACGACGACGACAAGAAGAAGAAGGGTGACGACGAGGAAGAAATAGTCGCCGTTACCGACGAGACTCCACCCAAGAAGAAGGCCGACGACGACTCGGACGAGGGCGACGACGCCGACGACGCCGACGAGCTCGAAGTCGCTGCCAAAGACTCTCGACTCGGTGAGTCGGAAGAAGAGGTCGTCGAGCAAGAAAGGGATCGCGAGCGTACTCGAGAAGAGCGCCGCAATCAGCGCAAGTCGCGCAACAAAGCGCGCCGGGAGTGGGGCGACCGCATGGTGCGGGAGAATCGCTTCCTCACGATGCGCAACGAGCAGCTCGAGAAGGCTCAACTGGAAGCTGCGCGTCGACTCGATGCTCTCGAAGGAGTGACCGTCGAGGGACGGATCGGGCAGTTCCGTGCGGCTATAGCCAAGGCCGATGATGCGATCGCCGAAGCCGTCACGAACAAGGATGGAGCGGCGCACAAAGAAGCGACACGGATCCGTGACAACCTCAAGGAGGGGTTGTCGAAGCTCGAGGACATGTACACGCAGCAGCAACAGCGGCGGCGTGTGAAAGACAACGGAGGTACTGTCGACAATGCTCAGGACCCCGTCGTACTTGAGCGCACGCGCGAGTGGGCCTCTCAGCATGCGTCTTGGTTCGGCAAGGATCAGGACGACACTGCGATCGCGATGACGGTCGACGATCGGCTGAAGGCCGAAGGCGTCCTTGATCCTCGAAGCGAGGAGTATTGGCAGGAGCTCGATAGTCGTATCCAGCGTTACCTGCCCCACCGATTCAAGGGGGGGAATGGGAAGGATCGTGACGGCGACGAGGGCGATGATCTCCAAGAAGAGACCCGCAGCAACGGCCACGGCGCACAACCTCGCCGCAGTGGTGGAGGTGGGCCGAAGTTCCGCTCGGGTGGGGGAGATAGACAACTCGGGCCAAATGAGGTCTACTTGACTCGAGAGCGACTCGACGCCATGCGCGAAGCCGGCATCGAGGAGGGTTCTCCCGAGTACAAACGGCTTTTGAAGCGATACCAACAGTGGGATCGCGAGAACACGAATAGCAGGGCTCGCTGAAAGAGGGAGCCGGATCAATGGTACGAGTCATCAACAGAGACGCGAGACTAGACAGTGAGGCACGACGCGACCGTCGCTTGGATTCGAAGCGAGCGACACAACGGCGAGTGCTCAACGACGACGTTCGACTGACGGAGTTTCGCAAGCAGTTCTACCAGAGTGTCCTGCCGGATCTTCCGAAGATTCCGGGGTATCACGTCTGCTGGCTTTCGACAACGCATCCCTCCGATACCATCCAGCATCGCACGATGATCGGTTACACGCCGGTCAAAGCGTCGGACATCCCTGGATGGAAGTACGCAACGCTCAAGACCGGCGACTACGCTGGTTGTATCGGCGTCAAAGAGATGGTGGCTTTCAAAATCCCCATCGAGCTGTTCGAGACCTTCATGTACGAGTCGCACCACACTCAACCTCAGCAAGAGGAAGAGAAGCTGCGGGCGATGCAGGATCAGATGAAGGAGCTCATGGCGCAGGTGGCGAAGAGCGGAATGAAGGGGATCAAGATCATTGCCGAAGATGGTCAGGGCGCGCTGGGGCAAGAGGCCCCGGAGCCGCCGTCATTCGCCGAAGCAGTCGGGGACGTTTAGCGTTAAGAGCGCTCGTCTGACGGCAGGGCTTCCGGGATCAGAAACGATCCAGGGAGTGCTTGCAAAATGTCCAGCACCTACGCCCCACAAGGGCTAGTCCCGGCATATAGCCAGTCGGGAGTGATTCGTCCGGGTCCGAGGATGCAAATCGCCTCGGGCTACGCGACGAACATCTTTCAAGGCTATCCCATCCAGTACGACGCGAACGGTTTCGTGACCGCGGCAGCGGCCGGCGGTCGAGCAGGCGGCGTTTTCCAGGGGGTCGAATACACCGATTCCCTCGGGAAGCGTACCTACTCGAACAAGTGGGTCGCCAGCACGGTCGCGACCGACATCTGGGCATGGGTCACGTTCGACTTCTCCTATCAGACGCTCTATCAGATCCAGGCGAACGCGACACTCACGCTCGCCGCGATCGGACAGCAGTACGACTGGGAGGCGCTGTCGGGCAATTCGACCACTGGTCTCGCGACCATGGGTCTCAACGTGGCTTCGGCTGCGGCGAACGCCGGCCTGCAAGTGGTCGGCTTGGTGCCGGGACCGGACAATGACTGGGGCGATTCGTTCCCGGTCGTGCTCGTCCGAATCTCCGAGCAGCAGTTCGTCGCTGACGTGGCCAGCATCTAAACCAACTGAAAGGAGGACAACTACATGGCAACTCCAACGCGTAGTACCGACTTTCGGTCGGTAGTCGAGCCGATTCTCAACGAGATCTTCGACGGCGTGTACGAGCAACGGGCCGACGAATGGCGTCAGGTCTTCAAGGAGCGAACCGGCATCAAGCGGAGCTACCACGAAGAGCCTGTGCTGTACGGCTTCCCGGCTGCGCCGGAGATCCCGGATGGCAATCCGGTCACGTATCAGAGCGGCGGTGTGCTCTTCATCTACCGCTACGTCTACCGCGTGTACGGGTTGGCGTTCGCTCTGACGAAGATCCTGGTCGAGGACGGCGATCACATCCAGATCGGCAAGATTTACTCGGAGCACCTTGCTCAGAGCATGATCGAGACGAAGGAAACGCTGTGCGCGAACATCCTGAACCGTGCCTTCAACGGCGCGTATCTGGGTGGCGACGGTGTTTCACTGGTGTCGACCGCCCATCCGATCGTCGGCACGACGTTCAGCAACCAGCTCACGACTGCCGCAGCGCTGTCGCAGACCTCCGTCGAGCAGATGCTCATCCAGATTCGCAACGCCGTCGACAACAACGGCAAGCGGATCAGGTTGCAGCCGCTCAAGATCATCACCGGCCCGAGCAACATGTTCCAGGCCGAGACGATCTTGAAGAGCGTGTTGCGGACGGGGACGGCGAACAACGACATCAACCCCGTCAAGTCGATGGGGCTGCTGAGCGAAGGGCAAGCGAACCTCTCCCGTATCACGTCGACGACGTCGTGGTTTATCGGGACGAACGCTCCCTTCGGCCTGCAACTGATGATGCGCCGGTCGCTCGAGAAGTCGATGGAAGGCGACTTCGAGACCGACTCGATGCGGTACAAGTCCACCGAACGGTATTGGCCGTGGTGGACGGACCCGCGGGCCGTCTGGGGAACAGCCGGCGTGTGAGGCTGTTTGCCGTGGACCTCGCCACGGCGTAGCGAAACTCCAGGAGCCGGGGGGATGAAAACCTCCGGCTCCTGGTTCGGAAGAGAACGAACTGTAAGGAGTCACTGTCATGCTCATCGACAATCTCGTCACGCGGCTGCCGAATGGCATCACGAACGCCAGCGTCGGCGACATCTTTGCCTCACTGGTTGAGCCGGATGTTTCGAAGTTCATCCGCGATTTCACGGAGTTCGATCATTACCTCGTCACCGACTGGTCGACAGGCGGAGTCGGCGCCGGGACCACCGCGGTCCAGGCTGGACGTGGCGGCCTCTTACGGCTGACCAACGCGGCGGCCGACAACGACAACCGCTGGATCCAGCGCAACAACCCGAATTTCCAGATCGTCTCCGGCAAGAGGATTTTCTTTCAGGCGCGACTCGCGCAGATCAGCGACGTAACCCAGAGCGACGTTTCCGTTGGTCTCCAGATTGCCGTCGCGTCGAACGACTTCTTGACGCCGGTCAACGGTATCTTCTTCCGCAAGGACGACGGCGCGGCCACGGTGGCTTTCGTCAGCCGAGCAGCGTCGACCGAGACGACCTCCGGCGCCATCGCCACACTCGCCGCGGCCACGGAGTACAGGTTCCAATTCTTCTACGACGGCGGCTCGGACTTGTGGGCCGGCATCAACGGAACGGTCCTTACCAGGATCACTCCGGCCACGTTGCCTTCGGTTCTCATGGGGCCGACACTGGGCATTCAGAACGGCGAGGCGGCTGCCAAGAACATGGACATCGACCAGATCCTTGTTCTACAGGAGCGCTAGATGCGAACCGTACGAGTCACCACCAGCGGGGTGAGCACCAGCACGGTCGTTCCGATAGACCAGTATTTGAACCCGACGAACATCGCGTTGGCGGTCATCATCTCCGGCGCTGTGACCTACACGGTTCAGCACACCTTCGACGACGTGTTTGCTTCGACGTTCAACCCCGCGACGGCGACGTGGTTCGATCACCCTACGATGGCAGCGCTCTCTGCCAACGCGGACGGCAACTACGCCTATCCGCCCAAAGCCATCCGGCTGAATCAGACGGCGGGGGCAGGGAGCGCGGTGTTGGTGGTCAATCAGGCCGGCGCGACCAGCTAAACAGGAGAAGCCCATGTCCGGAGGTATTGCAGGCGGGGCCGCGTCTGGGATCGAGCTGCTGCTTCGAATTCTCGACGACCCCGAGACTCTGCGGGCCAAGCTGGAGCAGTTTGCTACCGCCGCGAAAAACGCAGACGAGCTCATCGCTTTGGCGGCGCCTGCCAGCGAGATTCCCGTTCTCCGCGAGAAGCTCCGTGCCGAGATGGAGGGTATGGTCGCTCGCCGAGCTGCGCAAGAACAGGAATGTTCGGTCATGCTCGATGACGCGAGACTCCAAGCTCGAGGGATCGTCGAAGATGCAAAGGCCGAGGCCGGCCGTATCGTGGGAGAGGCGGAGACGCTCAGAGAATCGGCGCGGCGGGAGAGAGATGCGGCAGTCTCCGAGCGTACGACTGCGGAGCAGTTGCGGGGCGGACTTGCAGCGAAGCACGAGGAGCTCCGCTCCGCTACGAGCAAGACCGAGCAGGAACGATTACAGCTTCAAGAGCAGACTGCCGCCTTAGCTAAGGAGCAGGAGCGCCTGAGAAAAGCTCGGGAGAGACTCGCCGCGGAGCTGGGGTAGCCCTCCGTGTCTATTCCGACCGGAATGGGGCACGCGGGGATCGTCGCGATCCCTATTCCCCCCGATGGTGCGACTGGCGAAGTCCTAACGAAGGCGACGCCGGCCGATTACGACACAGAGTGGGGTCCTGGTGGTGGGGGCGGAGGTGCTCCGGTCGACGCCGAGTACATCGTCGCGGTGGCCAATCCCACCTTGACAGCCGAGCGCGTTCTCACCAACAGCGCTACGGTCACTTGGGATTTCTCTGTTCCAGGGCAGGCCAGCGCTACCGCAGTAGGCGGGTATCCTGCTCAGCTTGGGTATGCGGGGATCTAGGTCATGGCTTTCACCGCCAAGCCTCTTGCTGACGGTCAGCTACCCAGCGCCATCGGGACGTTGTACACCGTCCCGGCCTCGACTCGGACCTATGTGAAAATCTTCCAGCTCTACAACACGGACACGGTCGATCGGCTGGACACGGTCTACGTCAACGTCTCGGGAACTCGGCGTGCTTGGCATCCGGCCCTCCTAGTGGCGAATGGTGGGTCCGCCGACATTCTCGAGGATGGCGAATCGCTCCAGATGGAGGCGGGCGACTTTATCGAGGGCGTCGCCGCCGCGGCCAACGTGGTGGACTACTTCATCACCGGGGTGGAGGAGACTTAGTGAGAATCTACGACTCACAAGGACTGCCTCTTCTGACCGGGTTGGCTCCCAACTTGGCTCTCTCCGCAGGGACTCAGAGTGTCAACTCGGGGACCGTGGTTTTTTCGAACTCGAACAACGTCACGTTTGGGATGTCCGGTAGTTCTAGGGTTACGGCCAGTGCGAGCTTCCCAGCACAGACGATACAGCCGGCCCTCCAATCTCTGTCAGCGGGGACGACTCGGATCACGACGGGGGAAGTGGTATTCAGCAACTCGAACGGGATTTCGTTCGGGGTTGACGGGCAAACAGTCACGGCGTCGTACACGGTTCCTACAGTACCTCCTGAAACTCCGTTCGCGATCTCCGCGGGCACGCAATCGGTCTCGACCGGTACGCTCGTCTTCTCGAACTCGAACGGCATCACGTTCGGTATGTCCGGGAGTTCCAGAGTTACCGCGAGTCATGACGGCCTAACCTCGCAGAGCAACCAAGCGGCTTCAGGGCAGAACGGGAGTTTCACGTTTCAGACGCTCTCGTTCAGCAACGCGAACGGGATCTCCTTTGGAACTAGCGCGGGACCAGCGGTCACGGCGTCTCACAACGCTATTACGTCGCAGAGCAACCAGCAGATGACGATGTTCGCTACTGGGAACACCACTCAGTCGAGCAGCGGAACGACCAATGCTTCATCGCTGATCTTTCGAGGGGATGGAGTCGCGAGTGTCGGCATTACGAATGGTTCGGTAGTCATCTCTGTCCCGGCTGGGGGTGGCGGTCTTACGAACATTAACGTGTCGGCCGGCACGACGAGCCAGAATCTCTCGAACATCGTCTTTTCGAACAGCAACGGTGTGTCGTTCGGACTCAACGGCTCGACGATCACGGGGAGCGTCGCCGGGGGCGGTATTACGTACTCCGGCTACGACCCTATAGGTATCGGAGCCGAGCGCGTTGTGGGTCAGCAGGGTCAGGGGACGTTTTTCGTGCAGCCGATGGAGAACGCTCCGGCGTTCCAGTTTGACTACTTGGCTCTACCGCTGCACTTCACGGCCACATCGAACTCGTCTGGAAGTGTCACATTGTCGATGTGGTTCGGCCTCTACACGAGGAACGTTTCGACGCTCTCTCTGTTGATGAGCACGTCGTACACGACCAATGCGACCATGAGCGGCACGGTCGGCAGTTACTCGTTGTGGTCAGGGTTTCGCAACGCGAGGGTTCCTTGGACGAGTACAGTCTCGGCCAGCGACTATTGGGCCGGCATTGGTACACGGACGACGACGGGCGGCGCTGGAGGAATGACGATCAGTCAGCAGCTCGTGTCTCAACCAGCGTCCGCGTGGGCAGGCGACTTCGGCGTAGCGAGCAACGCGACGAGGCAGATCAAGATGGGTCAGGGATTCTACACGGCTACCACGTCCGCCGTTCCCGGCTCGATCGCATTCAGTCAGATCTCCGGGTCCGGCACACAAAACCTGAGACCTCCCGTGTTCTTCTTCGGTAGTGCGACAATATGAGTCTCGGTGTCTTAGGGTCGGAATAGCGCTCAACAAGTGGGGGTAGAGGCATGGCTGGTCACGCTGCGGCTTTGGTAATAAACAACATTTGGATCCTTGGCATGCAGGCCGAGTTAACCATGACGGCGGTGTTCTACGACCCAGTGGAGCTGCCCGCTGGTGAAGCGCAGTCTGTGCAAGTGTTGTTTGATTTCGATGCGACACCGGCACAAATAGAAAATGCGATCGAGGATGCAGTGATCGCGGTAGCGGCGAAGCACTATCCCGCGATGACGTTGAACCGCAGCGGCATCACGATGATCGACATCAAAAGGGGATCGTGACAGGATCATGACTAAGCCTCAGATCGTCTCGATCTCTCAAGGCAAGCATAATCAGGACTTGCCGCGTGCTACTGAGCGGGTCATCCGTGGCGCTACGTGGAAGAAGCAGCGTGTAGTCGCGATCATCCCGAGCGCTGACCTCATCCCGGCCAAGGTGGCGATGAGTCTGTGGAGCTTGATGTTCCCACCGAACCAGGCGGCACACAGGATGCTTGCTCTTGGGATGGAAGTCGGCGATGCCTACTCCACGACCATCGGAGAGATCGTCGCGCATCCTGAGCTATCGCAGTGGGAGTACATTTTGACGCTGGAGGCCGACAATCTTCCTCCCCAAGACGGCCTGATCCGGCTCATCGAGCGGATGGAACAGCACAAGGAGCTCGCTTGTATCGGCGGCCTCTACTGGACTAAAGGGGAAGGTGGAGTCCCACAAATCTGGGGAGACCCGAAAGACCCGCAGATCAATTTCCGCCCACAACCTCCTCAGACGGGGCAACTCGTCGAGTGCTGTGGGACTGGGATGGGATTCAACCTCTGGCGCATGTCGATGTTCAAGGACACGCGGCTCCGCCGCCCGTGGTTCAAAACCGTCGCGGGGAAAGAGGGACTCGGGACCCAAGACCTCTACTTCTGGGGGGACGCTCGCAAGTACGGATATCGCTGCGCTGTCGACTGCTCGGTTCTCGTTGGACACTATGACCTCGAGGGGCGGTTCGGGCCGCCGGACACTGTGTGGTAACTCGCGCACTCATTACAGGTGGCGCCGGATTCATAGGACATCACATGGTCTCCTATCTCCTGGCGAACACAGATTGGAACTTGACTCTGATCGATCGACTAGATTGCTCGGGGAATCTCAATCGACTCGCGGAGATCGGAGCTGCGAAGAACCCACGCGTGAGATTCGTCTATCACGACTTGCGAGGGACAGCCAACGGTCAACTCTGCTCGCAGATCGGGAAGCACGAATACTTTCTGCATCTCGCAGCAGCTACTCATGTCGATCGTTCAATTTCCGACCCGATGTCCTTCGTACAGGACAACGTGGTCGGAACCTGCAATGCGCTCGAGCTCGCGCACAGACTGGAGGTGGAGCGTTTTCTCTACTTCTCGACTGACGAAGTGTTCGGGCCTGCGCCTCTTGGAGTCGCTTTCAAAGAGGATGACAGGTATCGCTCGGGAAATCCCTACGCGGCTACGAAGGCAGGCGGAGAAGAGTTGGCGATGGCTTACTTCAACACCTACAAGCTCCCGGTCATCGTCACCCACACGATGAACGTCTTCGGCCCGCGGCAACATCCGGAAAAATTCATACCTCAGACCATCGGGAAGGTCTTGAGGGGCGATGTCGTTCTCATCCATTCCGATGCGACGAGGACGCTTCCGGGGAGCCGCCACTACATCCATGCCGAGGACGTGGCGGAGGCGGTAGTCATCCTCTTGGAGCGCGGTGTCAGTGGGGAGAAGTACAACCTCGTCGGCCCCGAAGAGGTCGACAACCTAGCTGTGGCCCGATTGGTGGCTCAGGCGGTCGGCCGGGTTCTGCACTACGACCTAGTGGATTATCATTCCAGCCGCCCAGGACACGATTTGCGCTATGCTCTTGACGGTCGGAAGATGAAGGAGAGACTCGGGTGGAGCCCGAAGTCTCCGTTCCAGGAGAGACTCGACCAGACCGTAGCGTTCACTTTGCAGAATCGGCATTGGGTAGAATCCTGATGATCACATCGAAACGTCGAGACCGAAAATCCTGTGAGAACAAGAGCGAAACGTAAACTGGTGGCCGTCGAGCCGCTCAGGCTCGACTTGGGCTGCGGCAAGAACAAGGTCCCAGGGTTTTACGGGGTTGACAGCCTACCTATGCCCGGAGTGGACCAGGTGTTGGACTTGCGCTCTCCGTGGCCGTGGGGGAATGACAGTGTGGACGAGGTTCACTCGTCGCACGTCGTCGAGCATCTCACGAACCCCGAGCGCATACACTTTTGGAATGAGCTCTACCGAGTGCTGAAGGTCGGAGCTCAGGCTCGAATCGTAACTCCGTACTGGTCACACGCATGCGCCTACGGTGATCCGACTCACCAGTGGCCTCCGATGTCGGAATGGTACGCACTCTACCTCAACAAGGCGTGGAGAGAGGCGAATGCGCCGCACGTTCCGTACACCTGCGACTTCGACTGGGTTCAGAGCGGCTCTTGGGACCCTTGGCTCGAGTCTCGCAACCAAGAGACCAAGACCTTCGCGATGACCAGGTACATCAACAGCTACCGGGACCTCATCATCATCCTCACGAAGAGGGCTCCATCATGAGACTCCATACCAAGTTGTCTTTTTTCGTGGCCGGTCTGTTTTTTACTGGATTTCTCGCGTGGGCGCAGATCGGCGGCGGTGGGATTACTGGAGGGGGTGGCGGAGGATTCACGACCGGCACCTTCACGGTCACGTGGGTGCAAGCGTGTACGACAAACCCAACGCAGACGTGGAACTACGCTGTCTCAGGTAATGTTGTCATTCTCACTCCCACACAGGAGGTCAGTTGCACGTCGGACTCTACCTCGTTCATCTCGACGGGGGGTGACTTACCGGCAGCGATCCGACAGAACACGGCATCGGTCGTGGAGCTGGCCGTAGGAATCCGGGCACAAGACAGCGGGGCTGACACAGAAGCGTGTCTGCGGATCGAGAGCGATTACTCGTTGGCCTTAAGTCGCGTAACGGCCGGCTTCTGCTCGACGGCTAACAACTGGACTGCTTCGGGTACGAAGGCGATGTTCGGTACGACCAATCCTTCAATCAACAACTTCGTCTACTATCGCGACCGTGATTAGGAGTTAACCATGTCGGGCCTCAAGTACGTCAAGGATTTCGAGTTTCCCAAGGCGTTCGGGTTTTCGGGATCCGCCACGGATTCGAACCGTGTCGCCGTGAAGAGCTACGATCGCGCGAAGCCCAAGTTCGCCAAAGGCGGCCCTGGGAAAGGTCGCTCCGACAAGCGGGATTCACCGTCGAAACCCTCACCGCCTCCACCGCCTCCGCCGTCCTCCCCAAGGACACTGCCTCGTATCTCGGTAGTCGACGCTTTGCGGGGGAAGACTCGAGAACAGCGGGAGAAGGAACTCGGATTGAAGGCCGGCGGCCGCGCGGGGAAGCGTTACGCGAAAGGTGGTCCGGTCTACTCGAAAGACCTCAACGCAGGTAGCTCGTCGGAGAGACGGACGGCTCCTTCGAACAACATGAATCAGCAAACGGGAGGCAAGACGCCGTTGCGCCCCGGCTTTGCGAAGGGGGGGCCGCTGAAAACGGCAAAACACGCCACTGGGGGGCCAGTTACGGCTGCTCGAGGGGGGGATGTGGCGCAAGATCGACGGATGATAGATCGAGCCATCAGTCGCCACGTCGAAGCTCCCAAGCCAAAAGGGCATGGGGTGAAGGGTGGTAAGATGCGTGGAGGTCGCGCAGACTGCTGAACGGTTCTCGATCTCGATTCCAAGTATTCGTGGCCGGCTGCAATGAGTAGGCCCGTCTTTCATCAGAGGATGGGCTGTGACGACAAGTGGAACGGTTTCGACGACAACCTTCAACACGCGAAAGGTAATCGAGCTCGCCTATCGCGGTTGCCGGATCCCTCCGCAGAAACTTGGTCCTGAGCGCGTCCAGACGGCGCTCGATCTTCTGTTCCTGCGTCTCTCTTCGATGGCCAATAAGGGCGTCGCGCTCTGGGCCGTCACGAAGGAGATTCTGCCGATCTACACGAACACTCCGTCAATCTCGTTGCCGGTAGGCAGCGTCGATCTTTTGAACTGCAATCTGCGGCAGCTCCAACGAGTGGCCGGGACGTACTCTTCGTCGAGCGGAACTGCGGCGAATGCGTTCGACGGAGACCTCAGCACGGCGTGTACGGAGACCGCCGCCAACGGTTACATCCAAGCTCAGTTCGACTCTGCTACGTTGGTCTCCAACTTCGGATTGATGCCAAATGCCACGGGGACGTGGAGCATTTCTCTGCAAGGGTCAAACGATGGGACGTCCTTCACGACGTTCTGGAGCGACACTGCGTTCGCCGCGGTCGACGGTCAATGGCAGTGGTGGGATGTCGAGGGCATGGCCAACTGGTCGTACATCCGCCTGCAAGCGGCCGGAGGAACCACTCTCGACGTGACGGAGTTGTATCTCGGGAACTCGCCTTCGGAGATTCCGTGCGCGCCGTTGAACCGGGATCAGTATTCGGACCTGCCGAACAAATTCTTTGCCGGTCGCCCCGTGCAGTTCTGGTACGACAAGCAACGGACTCAACCGATCGTAACGGTATGGCCTGCTCCTGGTTCGGAGTTCACGTTCTACCAACTCGTGTGCTACGTGCATCGGTACGTCCAGGACGTGGGAACGATGGTCCAAGAGGTCGAAGTCCCACAGAGCTGGTATCACGCGCTCGTGGCCCGGTTGAAGGGAGACATCGCCCTCACCGACGAAGAAGTCGATCCGGGCCTCGTGGCGACGTTGGACTCCGTAGGCGATCGTGAGTGGCGGGCAGCCTGGGACGGCCAATCGGATGGCTCTCCGAGCTACATCATGCCGAACATCGGTCCATACACTCGGTGATGACAGATGTTCATAGACCCCACCGGGCAACCAACGTACGGCATAGGGCTCTGTGCCCGCTGCTCCAGGAAGTTCCCGCTGGCGGAGCTCTACCCGGACCCCAACTCGCCGGGCCTCATGGTGTGCAGAGACGACATCGACGACTACGATCCTTATCGACTTCCTGCCCGTGTCACCGAGGACATCACGTTGCCGTTCGTCAGGCCGGATGTCTCGCTGACGTTCGACGCCAACGATGTGGACGAGGACAATCGGAGCCTCCCGGTCTTTCTGACTGGGACCAACACTCAGACCTCCGTGTCACTCTCCTGGACTGTTCCAGATTTCGCGCAGTCGTTCAGCGTCTACCGATCGGTGAACGGCGCGGGGTTCGTTCTCGTCGCCTCTTTGGGAGCCAACACCTATTCGTACTTGGATTCGGGGCTGGATCTAGTCGCCAACACCTACACGTACTACGTCGTCTATGAGGATGAGTTGGGGATCGACAGTCAGACGTCGAACGAGCCATCATTCCACGTCGAGTTGCTTGTGGAGGATCTAGTCTTCTTGGTCGACATCTGGCGTGGGAGTTCTGCTCACTTCACTGTGAATACTCCGGCCGGGTGCGATGTTGAGTTAGTCCCGACAATAGCGAACATATCTCATGTCCCCCTCCTCGGCTTCTATCCAAAGCCCTCCGGGAAATACTACTGGGAGGCCCTCTGCACTTCTGTCAGTGGCAGGCCGAACTCTACGGTTTATCCTGCCGCCGGAGTGGGCGCCGGGGTCAATCTGATCGGAGAAGGCAACACAGACACGACTCTCGGTGGTCCCGCAACCACGCTGACCTACTACCAGGGGTACAATGGGTCTACTAATGGTGCTATCCAGATCGGGGACGGCACTCTCCAGTCGATATCTGGTGGGCGCATTCTGGTTGGCGACGTGATGAACGTCGCGTGGGACGCGGCCCTCGATAAGGTCTGGTTCGGCAAGAATGGAGTATGGTTAGGGTCCGGCACTCAGAACCCTGCCACCGGACAGGGAGGCTTCTTCCCCACCAATCAGACTCAGAACAACAACCCCGGCTCAACGATACATCAGTATTTCGGCCCTTGGCACTCTGCTGATTTCTTTACTACTCCTGAGACTCTCCAATACCGATTCAGTCAACAGTACTGGACGTACACACCGCCGACAGGCTTCGGAGAAGCTCTAGGTGGATGGACCAGAGGGTCTTCCCCTGACTCCACTCCAGCGATGGTGGACCTGAGCGGGGTCATGGTCATGCAGAACATGCTGCCAGGTCTTGGTATCGCGACGAACCAAGCCGACCCTGCGAACCATCAACTCCGATCTCAGGTCACTCGTGGAACTGGAAAGAGATACTTCGAGGTTACGACCTTCCTCACTGCGACATCAGCAGGAGCTGGGGGTTCCGCTAACTGCTTCGGGGTCACGAGGACCGGTTCTTCCCATTCCCAAGACTTGGTGACTTCGGGGGTAGGGGTCCGATCAGACGGCGTTGTGCTAGCCTTTGGGTCTTCTGTTGGAGCTCCCTACGGAACTACAGCGTGGTGGACGACTGTCGATGGTCGAGCCTCATCCACGATGGGTGGTGGGGACACGGTCATGATCGCAGTGGACTTCGTCAATCAGCTTCTATACGTCGGGATGAACGGAGTTTGGGTCGCAGGACAAGACCCTACTAGTGGGACTGGGGGTGTGTCCCTCACTCAGCTAGGGAATACGGATTGGGTAGCAGCGTTCTCCACTGGCACATCCAGTATCAAGACGCTCCTAAACACGGGTGGGTTAACCTTTCTCTACTCCCCACCTGCGGGGTATCTAGGCTGGGATGAATAGGTGAGTGGAAACTTGAGGAGAGGTGTGTGGGAATCAGAGTGACAAAGGAGCAGGGAGTTATGATCTCCGCATCAACTTTGGTGTCCATGGTCGGATCGCTCGCCGCTGTGTGGGTCTTTGCTTCACCAATTGTCGCTGAGCAGTTGGAAGAGAAGATCAAGAAGCAGCTCGGTCCTGTTAATAGCGCGTTGGAGCTGAGTACCATGAGGTCCATCACTCAACTTCGGTCGACCATCAGCGCTCTCAACTTCAAGCTCACGGAGTGTGCTGGTAGACCAGGGTGCTGGACACTCCAAGATCAACGGGACTTGGACAACGCCGACGCGGACCTCGTGACCGCGGAAGCCGTTCTCAAATCTCTTAGGGAGAACCAATAGTGCCGACGTCCATGACGTACACGTCGCTGCTCTCAGACCTGCGCACGTATCTCGAGCGCGGGACGGTTAGCGACGTTCAGGTCTACAACCAACTCCCGAGCCTCATCAACCTGGCTGAGAGGGATCTCGCGACCAAGCTCAAGATCCTCGGGAACAAGAACGTTGTGACCTCTACCATGGTCGCAGGCACGTCGGTCTACGCCAAACCCGACCGCTGGCGGGAGACAACTTCGTTCAACTTCGGTGTTGGGACGTCGCCGAATCAACAGCGGACCCCGATGTACCCACGATCGTACGAGTATTGCCGGTTCTACTGGCCAAATTCGGAAACTCAAGGGGTCCCACAGTTCTACGCTGACTACAGCTATCAAAACTGGTTGATCGTTCCGACTCCGAACTCCGCGTATCCGTTCGAAGTGTCGTACTGGCAGCTATTGCCATTGCTCGACTCGGCGAACCAACAGAACTTTTGGACGGACTACGCCCCGCAAGCGTTGTTGTATGGAGCGTTGCTACAGTGCACTTCGTACCTGAAGAATGACGAACGGATTCCGACGTGGGGATCGCTCTACGCGGATCAGCTCAAGTCACTCGGCGCACAAGACTTGCAGGGTCAAATCGACAGCTCCGACAAGCGTAAGGAGACTTAAGGATGCCAGGCTACACTGACGTATTCGGCGGGCAGAACATCTTCCCCGCACAACTGACGTTGCTTCAGCTCACGATGACAGCGAACGTCACGCTCGTGTGGCCGACTGAGCAAGCGCTCCCAGGGTCGAACGTCTTCGCCGACATCATCGAAGTCACGCCGAATGCGGGCCTTTCGTTGACGATGCCGGACGCCAGACTTACGACGCAAGGTCAAGCGACGCTCATCAACAATCTTGGGGCGAACACTCTCACGATCCAAGATAACACCGGCGCCACGATTGGCAGCGTTGCGTCGGGACAGGTTTGGCAGTTCTACCTTAACAGCAACTCGACTCAGGCCGGAGTCTGGAAAACGTTCCAGTTCGGTACGGGGGCATCTTCAGCCACCGCCGCCGCACTAGCCGGTGCAGGGCTGAAAGCGATCACTACCACGCTCAACGTCAAGGTCCTGCCGTCACTCACGAGTACGACTCCCACGACTTTGGTCGACGCAGACCGTGCCACAGCGAAAATCTGGAACGGTGGGGTGGGCACCTTCAATCTGCCTAGCCCCGCGACGGTCGGTACGGATTGGTTTATCTACATCCGCAACGCTGGCACAGGGACGTTGACGGTTGCTGCGTCGGCCGGACTGGTCGATGGGGCCTCGACCAAGAGCTTCCGACCAGAGGACTCGGCAATTTTCATCACGGACGGCACCAACTTCTACACCGTAGGGTACGGTCAGTTGGCGTCGTCATTCTTCGATCACGTTTCGATCAGCGTCGCCGGCAGCGGGACGTTGGTCCTCTCAGGCACTCAACTCGACCGAATCTCGTACGAGTTCACGGGTGTCTTGACGGGCAATCGAACGATCGAGGTTCCTACCGAACTCCAGCAATACTGGGTTTTCAACAACACGTCTGGGGCTTTCACGCTCACAGTGAAGACGAACGCGGGCACGGGAGTCGTCGTACCGCAAGGGTCAGGGATGATTCTCTACTGCGATGGCAGCAACGTCGTTGCAGCGCAAGGAGCCCCGACAACTGGAGTGGCTCCCATCGCTCTCGGCGGCACGAGTTTGAATACGATGCCGACGACTGCGACTCGCTACTTCAGCAACGTCGGCGGTGTCCCCTCGTGGTCTCAGGTCGATCTGTCGAACGGCGTAACGAATCGCTTGCCTTTCGCGAATCTCACCCAAGGGTCTGCACTTTCCGTGCTCGGGGTGGCAGGAAACGCGCCGGCCGATGTGGCGTCGATCGCCTCGGCGTCGGACGGCCAAGTTCTGCGCCGATCTGGTTCTACAGTCGGCTTCGGAACGGTCGATTTGGCTTCAGGGAATGCCGTGACTGGCGTGCTCGATGAGGCAAATGGCGGTACAGGTCAGTCGGCCGTCTCACAAGGAGACCTCCTCTACGGATCGGCCGCCAACGTGTGGTCGAGGCTCTCCAAGGACGCGACCAACGTCCGATATTTGGGGAATCAAGGGACCAGCAACAACCCCGCCTGGTTGGCCAATCAGTACGGTTTGCAGACTCCGTTATCGGCCAGCTACACGCTGGATGCGGATGACGCGGGGGTCATCCAGTACGAGAGCTCCGGTACGACCACGGTGGAGATCCCCACCAACGCGAGCGTCGCGTTCCCGTTGGGGACTGTGATACCGCTCTCTAACGGTGACGCTGCCAGCAACATGACCATCACTCCGCTTAGCGGCGTGACTCTCTACGCTCAGGGCCAAACGATCACGAACCCCAGCTCGTTCGTTCTCCCTGCCGGCTACAACGGCATGCTTTGGAAGGTGGAGACCAACGTCTGGGTGTTGTTCACGGACTCCCTGGTCACTTCAGGACAAGGCGTCTTGTACGCGGGGTATTGCACAGGTAGCGCTGGGGCGTCTGTTGCCATCACTCCGAATACCACAGCATCGAGCTGGACGGTTGCGCAGCAGGCGACGGGTCGATTCCGGGTCACACACAGTCTTGGCCTGTCCAACGCAAAGTATCTCGCTGTTGTCTCCAATGTGACTCTCAGCGCTGGCGGGGGTGATGATCGCTACTCGCTCATCACGAACGAGAACGTCAACTACTTCGAGGTTCTCATCAACGACGTTGGTGCTGGCGCTGTAGATGACAACTTCTACTTTCATGCGACCAGGCTCGCCTGATGCCATCTAACATCCTCAGGATTGAGTCGCAGCCTGGGATCAAACGGGATGGGACTCGTTTCGAGAGCACACACTACAACGACGCCCAGTGGTGCCGGTTTCAGCGCGGCAGGCCGAGAAAGATGTTGGGCTATCAGTCGGTCGCGCAGAACTTGGCTGAGGTCGTCTACGGCATCCATTCGTTCTCGGCGAACGCGCAGCAATACGTACATCTTGGCAGCGCCAACTTGCTCTTGCAGCGCGTGTTCAACAGCATGGGGAGCCTCACGTCGTCGGCAGATCGAACTCCGGCAGCTCTTGCCGCGAGCGCGAACAACATTTGGCAGTTCGATGCGATCTTCAACACGCCCGACAACGATACGGTTCTCGTCGCCCATGCAGCCCCAAACATGGACATTTCGAGTCAGACGACGACGACCATCTACTCAGGGCGAATCACGACCAGCGCGATCTTGACGGCGACTCCGCAGACTCCGATGAGCGGAGGAGTCATTGTCGTCGGCAACTACCTCGTGTCGTTCGGCAACGGTGGCATCGTGCAATGGTCGAACGAAAACAACGTGTCCGTTATCAACGGGAGTTCGCCAGTCACGCAACAGAAGATTGTCGCCGGGAGGCGCATTCGGGGTGGTGGAGTCCCCTCGGCGTTGTTGTGGTCTCTAGATTCGATGCTCCAGATGACGTTCGCAGGAGTCTCAGGGGGAATTGTCGATTGGGATTTCGATACGATCACGGACGAGACCTCGATTCTTTCCAGTCGTGGTGTGATCGAGTACGACGGGCAGTTCTTCTGGCCGGGAGTCGATCGGTTCTTGTCGTACAACGGCGTCGTGCGCGAAATACCGAACGACATGAATCAAAACTACTTCTTCGACAACTTGAACTTTGAGCAGCGCCAGAAGGTGTTCGCGTACAAAGTTCCGCGCTTCGGCGAAATTTGGTGGTGCTACCCCAGAGGGACCGCTACGGAGTGCACGCATGCCATCGTGTTGAATGTCCGAGAGGGATCGTGGTACGACACTCAACTCCCCGACTCAGGTCGCTCGGACGGGCTCTACGCGAAAGTGTCCTTCAAGCCGGTGATGACGGGCGTCGATCTTACCGGTGGGTCGTACGACCTCTGGCAGCACGAGACCGGGGTAAACAAGGTCCGTCTTGGGGCTGCCGACCCGATCCCGTCACACTTCGAGACGCACGAGATTTCTCTCGTCGGCGCTGAAGAGTCTCCCGAGAACAAGGCCCTCCGAGTCGAGTTGGTGGAGCCTGACTTCGTACAAGCAGAGGATCTCACACTCACCGTTAGGGGTCGGGCGAATTCTCGAGCTCCGGTCTACGATGAAACCTCCGTCACGTTCCCTGACTCCGCTACGTCGGCTGACACGGAAGTCGTTAGGTTGAAAGCGAATCGGCGTCTGATGAGCTTCAAATTTTCGAGCAACGCGTTGGACGGCGACTATCAGATGGGTGAGGTCGTGGGGCACGTCGAGAAGACGGACAGCAGGGTGACGCAGCAGGCATGAGAGCTGTGATAAACCCACGAGGTATGGATACAATGGAGTGGTTCGACCGCACGACGCAGCTCTTCGCGGACCTCATACCGCCCATGAAGTTGCAGTCGGCCGAGGATTGGCGCGAGTGGGGTTCCGCTGCTCGGCGAGTCCATCCGCAAGTGCCCAATCCCTACAGCTATCCCAACTGGCAACACTGGGCCGAAAGATTCAACCTCGTGATGGGGGGAGCTTGAAAATGTTGGAGGATGAGATTGCTCAACTGCTCGGCCGGGTACGTTTGCCGACTGACTACGTGTCGCCGATGGACCTGCCGTATTTGGAATTCGCGCGGCAGATCGGCCTCGATGTCGATGCTCCTGGTGGGCTGTATGCTCTCTCGCAAGCCGTAAACTCATACCGTGCCGGCGCTCCGATCGAGGCTATCCGTGCCACACTCGCGAATCCGATGTCCGAAGAGGAACGGCTCGGAGCCATGCACCACGCGATGGCTTCCGGGCCAGTCGAGGCAACCTTCGGGTCTCCGGGTGTCTGGTCCGGCATGGGAACGCCTCTACCGTTTGACCCCAGTAGCCCTCTAGCCAGCGCCTACCTTGCTGTTCAAGGTATTCCGACGCTTGGGTATGGGCGACAAGGAAACAGTGGCATCGCATTTGGAGATGAGCGGATCCGAGAACTCCGCGGTGATTTTCGCGATGACCTCTGGCGTGGTGCCGCACAAGTAGCAGCACTCGTCGGTGGCGCTGCTGCGTTGGGTGGTCTCGGTCCAGGGGGGGGATCGGCCGGAGCAGCCGGAGAACTCTCACCGATCACGACGACTGCGACAGCCCTGCCGGGGGGCGTGCCTGCGGTCACTGGGGCCGGATTCGGGGCGACGACCGCGACGACTCCGTTAGCGGCGATGCCTACACTTGGTGGAGCCGGCGCAGGTGCAGCGGGCCTTGGCGGCGTCGGGGCATACACCGGTGGGGGGGGTAGTGGCGTGCTGAGCACAACCGTCCCTGCGAGCGGCGCCGATCTAGGCGCGCTGATCTCGGAAGGTATGGGGCCTCAGGCTACGCTTGGGGGGGCCAGTGGCCCGAGTGGGGGCTTCCTGTCCAGATTGGGCGGAGTTCTCAACCAAGCGGGGAGCAGTGGTCCGATTGGTCAGCTCCTCAACACGATGGGGGTCAATACGAGCGGCGCGTTGGGAACAGCCTTGGGAGGTCTCGCCCTAGCTCAAGGGCTCTACCGTCCGAAAGGGGCAGAGAGAGGGCCGTTGGTCACAGTGGCGAATGCAGGCTTCGATAAGCCGTTGTCGTTCTCCCCGCTCAATCGCAGAGTCACGGGGCTGCCCGACGTCGAGGACTATTACACCTATGGGCAGCGGGGCGGTGAGCACAACTTCTTCGCTCCTGAGAGCTCGCCGTCCACGCTCCCAGCTCTTCCGGCTCCAGGAGGCGGCCCAAACGTTCGATTGAACGAGCCAATCATGGGAGCAACTACGATGCGCGCCGGTGGACATTACATCAAGGGGCCGGGCTCCGGCCGTTCTGACGACATCGATGCGAAGCTCAGCAACGACGAGTACGTGATGGACGCGGAGACTGTCGCGCTGCTCGGGGACGGATCCCCTGAAGAAGGCGCACGTCGCCTCGATCGACTCCGCGAGAACGTCCGCCGGCATAAGGGCCAGCAGCTTGTGAAGGGGAAGTTCTCGGCGAACGCCAAAGATCCCGTCGACTACCTACCGCGCGCGGCAAAGTATGACCACTCAAAGGGGGGGAGTATCAGGCCCAAGGCGGCTAACCTCCCCCTTCGAGATCTTCGCCGCATGGTCGCCATGCTGGAGAAACGCACGCCCGACTACAAGAACATGTCGGATGCTGAGCTGGAGTCGTACACCCGTTGGCTCAATTCCCTCGCGAACATGCGTCGGCCAGACGACACCCCACCAGTCCGCAAAGCGAAGGGTGGAATGCGGCCGCCGAGAGGGTTCTGGGTACGGCGTGTGATCGAAGGTGGCAGGTCGGAGACCGATGTCGACCGGAGAGCTCAGCTCGCTGCCGTGCAACGTTTCCGTGACGCGCTCAAAGAGCAGCAGGCTCGAACGCCCGCAGAGAATCCAGCTCCCCCGTTGGTCCTCGTGAAGAAGGCAGAAGGCGGGGCCGTCGAGGATCTGAAGCGCTACGCACGTCATCTCGAGAATCTCATTGCCCTCGGGAACACAGAGCGGATTGCGCAACTGAAGGATGCTTTAGGCCCGACTTTGGACAGGTTCTTCTCGGCCACGGAGCCCCTCACAACCCAGACGGGGACGGAGTAACACCATGTCATCGCTGAGCGATTTCTTGTTCGAGGGGCAAGCTCCCCCCAATGTCACTCAGTACGGGAGTACAGCGACCAATTTACCGCAGTGGTTGTCAGACTACGCGAATCTGTTGCTGACAGGTGGTGCAGGGGTCGCAGCAGAGCCATATCAGCCGTACCCCGGCCCGAGAATCGCTCCGTTCACTCCGGACCAAGAGGCAGCTTTTCAAACGACTCGAGACGTGATCTCCGGGACTCCAGGGCCGTTGACGCTTGCACAGCCGTACTTGGCCACTGCGGGGAGGACTTTCCCGGAATCGGCCGCGTCGTACATGAATCCGTACATTGAGAACGTCACGAACCGCGCAGCGACGCTTGCAGGTAGAGCGCTGAACGAGCGAGTTCTACCGGCGCTCGAGTCGAAGTTCGGTAGTCTGGGCCAAGACGTTCGATCCACGGCGTACCGAGATCAAGGGTTCCGTGGCGCACGCGACATCATGGAGAGCTTGAACGAGCAGAACCTCGCGAATCTGGCGTCGGGCTACACGACGGCAGGACAGCAGTTCATGTCCGACGCGGAGCGTGCGGCGCAGTTGGGCCTCGGCATGGGGCCTCTCGCTCGGTATGCCCAGCAGCAAGGACTCACCGGAGCGGCGGCCCTGGAAAACATCGGGCAGACGCAGCAGGCGCAGACGCAGAGGTCCCTAGATACGGCGTATCAAGACTTCCTCGCGCAGAGGCAATACCCACAGCAGCAGCTTTCGTTCATGCGGTCGTTGCTCTCCGGCCTCCCTTACAGCAGCAGTAGTACCTCGTCTCAGGAAGTGATGCCTGAAGCAGTCGGCCCATCTGGGCTCTCGCAGCTCGCATCGACCGCTGCGAACTTGATGGGGCTCATCAACTTGTTCAAGAAGCCAGGCTCCAGGAGAGGGGGACGGATCCGTTTCGCCGATGGTGGCCCCTTGAGGTTGGCTTATGCTGCGTGAGTACTTTCAGGAGGGTGGCCCCGTGGACGAGGCGGTGGAATACCCCTTCGACGAGGGCGTTGAAGACACCGCAGATTTGTCGAGTGGGTCCCCCACACAAATGTACTTGATGTCGCAGATGCTCGGGCCGTCCACCGAAATGCGGCGGATAGAGCGGGAGATGAAAAGCTCGGCCGACCAGGTCCGGGCAGCGCTGCGTGCGGCTCGAGAACGGATTGCGGCTCAGCAGTACGACCCTTCAGCCATGTGGTTCGACATCGCCCGTGGGTTTGGAGCTCCGACTAGGACGGGGGCCTTCGGCGAGACTATGGGGAACGTCGGTAAAGCGCTATCGGAGCACGCACAAAAACGAGGGGAGTTCGAGAGGGAGCAAGCGGGGCAACTGAGCGACCTCGATCTTTTGCTCGCACGAGCCGGGGATCCGTTACTGGAAGCTCAATTCGAGATCGAGAAGATCAGAGCAGCCCAGCTCGCGCGCCTGATCCCCGGCCTGGTTGGGGCGAACATCCCGGCTGATTTACAGATGTGGAACGAGCTGACGAGGAACCTCTCTCCGGAGCTGAAGGAGCGAGCTCGCAAGATCAGGCTCGGGATCATGAGTCGTGCAGGGCAATTCACCGTTCGGACCATCAACGGTGTCCCAACTCTCGTAGGCATAGACTCCGAAGGAAACGATATTGAAGAATCGCAGATTCCGCTGACGACTCTCGGGCAGCAAGCGGGCGCTGGGCAAGCGCTTAAGACGGCAGAGACGACTGGGACCGGGCTCGGCAAGCAGTACACAGACTTGACGGAGGGAGCGCTGGTAGCGCAGAACCAGATCAACCGCCTTTCGCAAATTGAGGAGATGCTGCGGGACCTCGATACAGGAGTCTTGACTCCTCTGGGGATGAAAGCATCTGGGCTGCTCGCGTCGTTCGGTATTGATGTCGATGAGAACTTGGACGCGAAACAAGCAGCCGTGGCGATCACTCGAAGTCTGGCCCTCCAGATGCGAAACCCTGCTGGTGGAGCCGGGATGCCTGGGCAGCTCTCCAATGCCGATCGCGATTATTTGGATACGATGGTCCCTAGGCTGACGCAGACTCCCGAAGGGAGAACGCTGCTCATTCAGAGCATGAAGCAGATGGCTCAACGGCAGATTGACACTGCCAAACTGGCGCGCGACTACAAAAAACGGGTCGGACAGTTCGACGAGTACTTTTTCGATGAGTTGCAGAGATTCTCCGACGAGAATCCGATCTTCACTTCGGGACTGCTCCGCCCGAGAAACGTGAGCCCCGAACAGTGGTACGCCCTCTCTGCTAGACAGCAAGCGGAGCTCCTCGATCGGTTGAAGCAACCTCGAGCTCGCGGCGGCCGGGTCCGCTACCAGACGGGGGGGAGAGTCATCACGCTGTCCGATGGCACAACCATCGAGGTTGGCCCTGCCGGGGAAGAATCGTCGCAGCAACGAGCTTCCGAACAGGCGAGCAGCACGCCTTCGTTGGATTCATTGAATGACGATCTTCTGCGCATGGGCTTGTCCGCAGTCGCGGGAGCCGGAGCGGGCATGCTCGGGAACGAGCTGCTACCCAACCGCCGAGGGCTTACCCCTGGGGAGTTTCAAGTCTCACGGGCCTTCGCGCGAGAAGAAATCGACCCAGTGGCCGCGATGGCCGAGTTGGAGCGCTTGCAACGCATGGGGACCCCGGCGACGCTGATGACGGAGCCGTCGATGCGGGGGCTCGCGGAGGAGTCTCTGCGATCGGCACGTCCGGCCGAGGCTCGAGCCGCTATCGAGCATCTGGAACGCCAAGGAGAAGCAGCTCATGGTCGTCTCGAATCCCAAGTCCGAGCTGGACTCCGTCCACAGGGGTCTTATTTTGCGACGCTTGAGGACTTGACGAACGCGCTGTACTCGAACTCCAAGCCTCTCTACGAAGCGGCGTATGCCAAATATCCTGGGATCGTTGAATCTGCGGAGCTGCACGAGATTCTCGAAAGCGATTATGGGAGAGAGGCAGTGGCGAACGCCGCCAAACTCATGCGAATCGACAGGGTCCCGATCGGCAGAGCTGACGTTACCGGAATGGTCAGAAAGCCGTCGCTTCAGTTCCTAGACTACGTCAAGCGCGGCCTCGACCAAATCATCGACAAGGAAGAGTCCCAGGGGCCTACAACTCTAGGGCACGCTCTGCGTGGTCTCCGTCGTCGTTTCCGGGACGCTCTCGACGCCGCGGCTCCCGGAGAATACAAGGCTGCTCGTCAGCAGTACGCCGGGGATCTCGAAGTGAGGGATGCTCTCGAACAGGGGCGAATCTTCAATAAATTCCAACCGGAGGAGTTGGCCACGCGGGCTCAGGGTATGTCGCAAGCGGAGCGCAGTGCGTTTCGTACCGGTATGGCTCAGAGGCTCATGGAGATCATTGAGAACCCATCGACGGACTCCAACACGGCCCGCAAGCTCATCAGCTCGCCGAAGATGGTGGCGAGCTTGCAGCCGTTCTTCGACTCTCCGGCCGCGTTCGATGTGTTCCGAAACGCTCTGCAAAAAGAAGTCGAGCTGTACTCGAATGCACGGGAGCTCACTCGGGCTGGAGAGCGAGGGCAGATCGAGCGGCAGAAGGGAGCCCTTCGTAGTACGGTCCGTGCAGTTGGCGAAGAAGCTCTCGGGTTCACCATCACTCAGCCGCTTAACTGGGCCAATCGGGTCTTGAATTCGGTTCCCGTGTTGTCTCAGAAGCAAGCCGATGAAATTCTGCGGATACTACAAACGAACGACCCGAATGCCATGGCGGCGCTCAGTCGTCGTTTCAGCCGCGCTCGAGCCCGAACTCCGACCGGTCGACGGGCAGCAGCGGCAGCTATTGGAGCTGCGGTAGGCGCTGGAGCTTCGGCTCTCGCTGGCCGGCGCACTGAGAAGGAGTAGCGTGTGCCAAAGGGTGGCCACATCGCTGCACTTCGTAACCTCGCGGAGTTTCTCAAGGGTTCACATGCACCTCGTAAGGTGTACCACGGTACTTTGGGGGACATTCAAGAGTTTACTAGCAGCCCTATCTGGTTGACATCCTCTCGCAAAGCCGCAGGGGAATTTGCCGATCGCCAAGCGTTCGGTGAGCGCTCGACCGACGTGGAGGATTATCGAGAACTTGATGAGTGGGCTCCTCAGTTCGAAAGACCCGAGCCACAAGGACAGAACGTCATGCCCTTGTATGCTTCGATCAAGAATCCGCTCGACCTCACGGACATGGGGGCTGCGAATACCCTTGAGGAGGCGATTGGAGAACTCCAGAAGCGTGGTTTCCTCCAAGACATCGACGAGTCTAACTTCTCCGACGTGACCTGGGAGATCGCGGGGGACTTGTCGACCGAGGACATAGCAGTTGAGCCGGATACGACCTTTGTCCCGACTTATCGTATTCTGGAAGCGTTGGATGTCTACCGAGACATTCGTGAAGCTGGTTACGATGGGGTCAAGATCGTTGACACCGATATTCATGGGGCTCCCATCGAAGCATGGGCTGCGTTCGAGCCAACGCAAGTGAAAAGCGCGGTTGGGAACATCGGCACCTTCGATCCTAGAGAACCGGACATCACTAAGGCGAAAGGCGGAAGCGTCAGATCGGCGTTCGACGAGCTCCGCAGAACTCTGCGCGACAACCCCGAGTTCGCAGCTTGGTTCAAAGAATCTCAGGCCGTCGATCCAGAAGGGAATCCCTTACGCGTGTTCCACGGGGCAGGTCGGGCTGATCGCTTCGAGGCGGGCATTAAACCTGAGCGGGCCACTAGTGGGCCAATGCCGTTCTTCACCGATGACCCGGAGATCGCGTCGAATTACGCGATAGGGAAGCAGGACACTTCGTTAGAAGACACGGGCTACGAACACTGGTTCACATATAAACCAAAAGGTTCTCGGACGAGTCAACCGCTCTCTCGGATGTGGTACGACATGACTCCCGCGCAGCGCGCCGACTTCAACGCGCGCATGCGCCACATCGGAGAGAACGAGGATACCGGCGAGATCGAAGATCAATCGGCAGTCGGAGGTGGAATCGCCCCGAGCCACTGGGATTGGCTGATAAGTCGGGAGAACAGTGAACATCGTGGTAACGGGTTGAGTGCAGCCGTCGACATGTGGTTGCAATCGGGGAATCTCTTCAACCAGGAAGAGAAATTCTTGGACGTGCTTAAAGCGGCGGGGCTCGACCTTGGGAGGGTCGACTTCACCGACATCAAGCATGGCTCCCCTGGGGTTCTCCCGGTGTACCTCTCAGCACAACGACCGCTCGTGACATCTGCCATTCCTCCCGAAGTCGTCGAAGCACTTCAGGAAGCAGCGGATCGCCAGCGGCGCTACGCCCCCAGCGAGCGTGAGTTCCTGCGCGGGGTCGATCCTTGGGATAAGGAGTACCGCGATCCCGATGTGTGGATGGACGAGCTACGAAAGGGCATAGAGTCGTCTGCTGCCGGTGGTAATCCAGGTCACGCTTGGACCTCAATCCCTGATTGGGTAACGAAGACTCTTCAGGACCTTGGGTACGATTCGATCCGCGATGTCGGTGGCAAGATGGGCGGTGAGGGTCACGACGTGTGGATCCCTTTCGAGCCTACCCAAATCAAATCGGCTGTCGGTAACGTCGGTACTTTCGATCCGACGAAGAGAGACATCACGAAGGCGAAGGGTGGCAGCGTTCGCTCGACGGTCGATCGTGCGATGCAGGAGCTTCGGGAATACCAGCAGGCTCTTGCTCCGCAGCGTGGGTTCTTCAGTACGCTCGATCAGCTCATCGAGCAAGCGCCGTTCGAACGTGCAGACGCCGAGCAGTGGCTTGGGTACTTGAAACCTGGGCGCATGTTGAAGCGCGAAGGTATGGAGTTCCCGCTGAAGAAGGAGGAGCTCGAGTACACCATTCTCCCCTGGTTGAAGGATCCGTGGACTCCCGCATTGCGGCAGGGTTTCTCTCAAAGTACGAGTCTGACTAAGGCAGAGGTCCTCGATCGTCTTCGGAAGTCTCGTCCCACATTCGGTCGTTCTGCCTCGGTCGACGACACTTCGGCTTCGGTAGAAGCATTCAGACGCACTACAGACGAAACGAAGGAACCTCGTACCTCTCATCCAATCAGTCGTTACGGCCCTAGTTTTGACCCACGGTTGTCCCATCAAACCCCTGGATCCAGTTACCAAGAGTCTACGACGACTCTGGCAGACCTGTCGTACCCTGGACATTTCCGGGATGACACACTGTCGCATTCTCGAACGTCGGTACACGCCATCAAGGGGGAAAGGAATGAAGCCGGGCATCTTCTAGCCCCAGGCAGAATCCGCTTGGTCGAGGAAATACAGTCGGACCTCCATCAAGACGCTGCCGAGCGCACTGATGATGCGTGGGGTCACATGTCTCGTGAAGAGCGGGAGAGGTATGAGTCTCTTACCGCCCGATCAACAGACTTCAATCTGCTCCCCAAGACAGACGCCAATCTCGAGGCTCGTAGGGCGATTGATCGGGAACGCAATGCTTTGTGGGCTGAAGTAGCTAAGCGTCGCCCACGCCGTGGTTATCGGGACGAATTTCAAATCAAGCAGCTCGAATATGAGCTAGCTCAGGTGCGCGCTGAAAGAGATGAGATCCGAAATCAACTGAAGGACGACGACTCCTTCGATCCTGAGTTGAAGCAGTGGAGAGAGATTCAGGACGCAGTAAATTCGTTGAAAACACGAATTGCTCTTTTGCAGGAAGGTGTACCAGATGCTCCTTTCAAAGAGCCTGCCGAGTATGGTCGGTTGGAGCTTCGAAAGCAGCTTTTGAATGCAGTGAACAACGATGAGGATTACTTGGCGTTGACTCGCCCGGAAGATCAGATCGAGCGTTACGGCATGGACGCCGACTCGGACGATGCCAGAGCGATGCACCACGTCTATGGCAAAGTGTACTTGAGCGAGATGGAACGTCTCGCTCGTCAGTACGGCGCAGAGATGGTCGAAGTCCCACTCAAAGTACACTCTGAGGAAGACATCCGGCCGCGCTCCATGCGTGCTCTCGAAGCTGAGAACATGTCCGACTTTCTCGACTCCGTCGAGAGAGGTAATTACTACGGAACCGGCGATCCGTACATTCAGGTGATTGATGAAATATATGGAAAACTCGACGAACGCGGGAGAAGGATACACGCTTCTTATTTAAACGACGCCTATAAAGCTGTGCTGCGGTGGAACGAAGTCCGCATGACTGAGGATGACACCACAGATGCGTTGCCGGGCTTGGTCGAGTCGATGGAGCGTCTGTGGCACGCCTACACAGAATTTGCGCGTTCGACTACATCGGCTCATAAGACATTCCCGGCGATCAAGTTGACTCCCGAGGTCCGGGAACGGATCAAACGAGTCGGAGTCCCGCTCTGGACTATCGGGGCGGCGGCTCCAGCGGTCGAACTCCTACAGCAGGAGCAGGAGGAGCAGCCGGAGGAGTTTCAGTCTGGTGGACCGGTCGTCCGACCGCCCGCTAGAACAGATCTCGAGTACCTGAGAGCCGTTACCGATTCTCTCGCGAACCAAGTGCCATTCATCTCACCCGAAACTCGCAGTGAGCTGTCCGACACTCTGTTGCGCCCGCTGGGAGGATTCGCGTCGCAGTGGATGGCCCTGAACGAGGAAGGTAATCCCACTGTATCGAGTCTGCCCTTGTTCACTATTAGTCCGACTGCGGGGCTGTCTGCGTACGTCATGCAAAAGAAGATGGGGATGCATCCGACGATGGCCCCGCCAGGTTTGGTTACAGAGACGATCGCGCTCCCGGCCGACTTCATGGACATCTACGACATTGCGCGAGGGCAGCAACCGTCTGACGACTCATCCGGTATTTCTAGGGCGGCGCAAGAGGCTTCGACGCAGCTTCGTGAAGCGATGATGCGCGAGCTCGCGCTCGATGAGCCCTCAGGGTTCTCTGAGCATCTACTCGAATCCCTAGGCATCATGGCAGGGCAACTGCCGGTCGGTGGCCTTCCTGCAATAGGAGCGAAGGCTCCCCTCTGGTTGAAGCGATCCGTGGCTCCACTCTCTGCCGCCACTGAGTGGTTCTCTCCGACGATCGTCCCTAAACCGCAGAACTATCTCATGGGCGCTGGGTTCGGGGGGGCTTTTGGGACTGGCACGGAGATGCTCGCCGAGCATTACTTGAAGCAAGACCCTTGGTACTTGGCCGAGCAGGCTGTCCGGGCTGGGGAACTCTCACCGGAGCTCGCTTTTGCGATCGCCAACAAGTTGGCACCTCCTCCGGTGACTCCGCAAGACGACTTATCCACAGATGACCAACAGTTTATCCACAGCTTTTTACCAGAGGAGCCGACCGATGGCGACTAGTGATTATGCGTCTCCAGCACAGGCGAGATTGATGCGGGGGGTCGCACATGGGTGGAAACCCGATCGTTTAAAGGGCGGCCCTACGCGGGCCGTGGCGCAGGAATTCGTGCAGGCGAAAGACCGCACTCGCCGGCCGGTCAGAAAGGCTACCGGAGGAGGTCCACTGCGGCTTATGGGGCGCCAGACGGCAGGGGGAACAGCCGGGAGGATACTCGGCCGAGGGCACACCGGCCCTCTCGCTATGGCGCGACAGGGAGCGCCCCACGCCACGTTCGCCAAGGGGGGCAGCATCAAGTCCCGGCTCGCGACGACGCAAGGGAGTCCGCCCCCTGGTGGTGTCCCACCTCGCTGGAGTGAGCTGAGTTCTCACCCAAGCGCTGAAGAACTCGCCAAGAGTTTCGGGATCGAGGAGGCCGAGGTTTACGATGCGTTCGCGAACGTCGGTCAACATGTCGGCAACGTCCCGCGGCGGGCCGCAGTCTCGATCGTGCAGAGCTTCTTAGAGGGTAACTAGCCTCCGGAGAAGCGAGGAGCGACTCGTTGCTCCAACAACAGCACGGCAGTCCGCAGAGCTCGAAGCAGGACCTCCGGAGAAGCCGTTCTTGCCCACAAGGTGACGGCGGAAGAGTCATCGTCACCATCGACTGGTTCAGATGGCCCTCGTACAACCTGTTTCATCCCGTGTTGGTTCTTCAGTGTGATGGGAGTCTCGATGAAGAGCCGTACACCAATGAAGTCGCCTGCCGACGTGGTCTTGTTGACTACCTCGACGCGGTCGGTCAGTTCGTCACTATAGACGTTCAAGCGCATTTTAGAAGTCCTTTGGTTCGTGAACGAGGGAAGGTTCGTAAGGAAAATCAGCGTCTCCGTATAGCGATAACAAAATCGCAGCAGCAGCCAATCGCATACAGGCTCGGTGAATCTCTTCCCCCGGAGTCCCGTCTGCGTGCCGATGGCTCTTGAGCTTGCGAACGAGCTCGGCCAGCTCGAGGACGACGTTCATGAGAGCCATGTCGATGATGTTTTTCGGTGGCTGTCCGTAGTTCGTGAAGCTGCGAATGAGGTCTCTAACCTCACGTAACACACGACCCTCGAGCTCAAAGAGCCTCTTTTGAGCTTCACCGTCCGGATCCGAGCACGAGCAAAGATGGATTTCTTGTCCGCACTCTGTGCAGTGTGTCCGCCCACGAGGGGTTCGGTAGCTACAACTTCTCAAGGTCTCCTCCTCGCATCATTTCTCGAATTGCCACGACGTCCTTCGCCGTGATTAGTTTCCCGCGGAGAACGTAAGTCGCGATACGCTCCAACTGTAGACAGCCGTTGAACTTGATAGCGTATTTCGACGGGATCCAGAAAACTTTCGGTTGCACTCGTGCGACGATCCAGCAGATTCCACCACAGTAATTGTTGGTGAGCATCCAGTGTATTTGTGTCGCGTGCAGTCCATCGTCTTCGTTCTTGAACGGTGGAACTCGACGCGGGAAGCGCGCGTCCTTGAGTTCCAACGTGCCGGAGATGTGCGTCCCACTGAGCTGGTAATGCACATCGGGGAAGCCCGGAGCTGTCTCAGGGCTCTCGATGCGGTTGTAGTGGCCCTTCGGGACCAACCCGCTGAGCCACTTCCAGAGGTGGTCTTCTGCCACGGGGTTTGTTTTACCGGTTGAGGATCTTCACGGCTTTCGTCAGCTCCGCCGAGCCAAGCTGAAAACGCCAGCGGGTCCCCCGGCGTTTGATCCCTTCTTTGTTCAGCCGAACTCGAGCAGCGTGCTGTGAGAGCCCGCAGCGCTTAGCGAGGTCTTTTAATGGAACGAATGCGTTTGGTTTTTTTCGTGACGGCATGGAGATACTTCCTTCCCTTCTTTGGGAGCGGTTGTGGAACTCGAGGGGGCGGCGCCGGTTTGGCCCATTCCTTGCGGATGGCGGCGATCGCTGCAATTAGGTCTTTCATGTAGCTCTCTT